AAGCACCAGAAGGCCGTGCTCGACCTCGTGCTGGCGTTCTCCGCGCTGCTCGTGGTGATGGCGGCCATGTATGTCGCGCAGAAGCTCTACGCCGTCTACACGCTCGCCTCGGCCGTCGTCACGGGCGTCTGGAACGCCGCCCTGACCATCGGCCGGACCCTCGCCCTCGGTACCCGGATCGAACTGGCCGCACTGTGGCTGTGGCAGAAGGCGGTCGCTCTCTCCACCGGCATCGTGACCGCCGCGCAGTGGCTCTGGAATGCCGCCCTCACCGCGAACCCGATCACCCTCGTGGTGATCGCGTGCGTCGCCCTCGTGGCCGCGATCGTCTACGTCGCAACCAAGACCACCTGGTTCCAGACCGCGTGGAAGGCGTCGTGGGACGCCATCAAGATCGCGTTCTTCGCCGTGTGGGGCTTCATCAAGGACCACTGGATGCTGATCCTGGCGATCCTCACCGGCCCGGTCGGTGGTGCGGTGGTCTTCATCATCAGCCACTGGAAGCAGATCCGGTCCGGGATCTCCGACGTCCTGAGCTGGATCAGGAAGAACTGGCCGCTGCTGCTGTCGATCATCACCGGCCCGGTCGGCCTGGCGACCCGGTACGTCGTCGACCACTGGCACGAGATCTCCAGCGGGATCAACAGCGCGTGGTCGTCGATCAAGTCCCACACGCTCACACCGATGCAGACCTTCTTCACCCACACGGTTCCCGGCTGGGCCAACACGCTGAAGACCAAGATCTCCGGTGCGTTCAACGACGCCGCGACCGGGGCGGGCAAGGGGTTCAAGCGCATCGAGTCCCTGGCCAAGAGCCCGATCTCGTTCGTCGTGAACACCGTCTACGACAAGGGGATCGTCGGCGTCTGGAACAAGGTGGCCGGGGCATTCGGCGCCACGAAATTGACCGCGTACAAGTTCCGTGCGGGTGGCCCGGTGTTCGGTGCGGGCACGGAGACCTCGGACTCGGTGCCGTCGTGGCTGTCCCGCAACGAGCACGTCTGGACCGCGAAGGAGGTCCAGGGCGCGGGCGGGCACGGTGCGGTCATGCAGATGCGTAAGTGGGCGGCGGCCGGTGGCGGGGCCCACTCGCCCGGGTTCAAGGGCGGTGGCCCGTTCGGCTGGATCGGCTCGGCGGCGAACGCCGTAGCGGGAGCAGGCTCGGCCGCCTGGAACAAGGCCAAGCACGCGGCGAGCTGGATCAAGGACACGCTCGCCGCCTCGGCCCGAGCTGGTGTGAGGGCGGTTGTCAATCCGCTGATCAACAAGATCCCGGGGGCGGGCGGGTTCGGAAAGCTGGTCCGGAACATCCCCAAGCACATGGTCGACGCCCTGTTCGGCTACGCCGACAAGGCCGACTCCAAGGGCGCGAGCAATTCGTTCGGTGGCGGGAAGATCCCCACCGGGCAGCACACCTCGGTGATCAGGTCCGCTCTGGCTGCTGCGGGTGTGCCGCCGCCCGGCACGATGTCGCAGTGGCTCAGCGGCATGAACACCCTGATCGGCCGCGAGTCGGGCTGGAACGCGAAGGCGATCAACCGGACAGACATCAACGCGAAGAACGGCGACCCTTCCCGGGGCCTCGCACAGACGATCATGTCGACGTTCCAGCACTACGTCCCGTCGTCGCTGCGCAACCGGTCGATCTACGATCCCGTGGCGAACGTCGCCGCCGCCATCCGCTACATCGTCAGCCGGTACGGCAACATCACCAAGGTCCAACAGGCCAACGCCAACCTCTCCCCGAAGGGCTACGACTCGGGGGGCTGGCTGCCGCCCGGCCTGTCCCTGGCGATGAACGGCACCGGCAGGCCCGAGCGCATCCGTACCGCCAAGCAGGAGGCCGCGCTGAACGCCGGGGGCGGGGACACGTACTACTTCACCTTCACGGGCCCGGTCGGCAGCCAGGCGCAGCTCGAAGACTGGCTGGTGAAGGCGCTCGACACCGTTGGCCGAAAGAAGCGCATCCCCCCGAGCTGGAAGCAGGGCTGATCCGTGGCCATCGCCTTCCGCTCAGCGGGCACCGTCCTCAAGGCTGATGTCAGCGCAACCGGCGGCTCCCAGAGCATCGCCCTGCCCCCCGGCCACACGGCGGGCGACCTGCTGATCCTGTACCTGATGTGGGACTGCAACGCCAACCCCTTCATCCCGGGGGCGAACTGGAAGCTGCTGTTCCAGGCCAGCGCGGGCACCTCGACCAACACGCCCTTCGCTGCTCGGCCACACCTCGCCGTCGCCTACCAGATCGACAACGGCTCGCTCGCCTCCACCAACGCCCTCACCTTCAACACCTCACCCTGGCCCACCGGCAGCCCCTACGTGCTCGGGGTGATGGTGGCGTACTCGGGCTGCGACCAGACCGGTCCGATCGGCCAGTGGGTCACGCACGCCAACTCCGCTACCGCCGCCGCCATCACCCACCCGCAGATCACCACGACCCTGGCCAACGACTGGCTGGTGACGGGCCGCTTCATCAGTTCCGATCCGCCGGGCGCGTCCTTCACCAACTCGGTCGGCACCGACGCCGAACGGGTCGACGACACGACGACCTTCCCGATCAACGCGCTCGCGTTCGGGATCTACGACTCGGCCACCGCACTGTCCACCGGCCTCCAGCCCGCCCGCACCACCACGGCCAGCCGGGCGGGCACCTACGGCAGCATCGAGACGACGTTCGCCCTGCGACCGGCGGTCGTCCCCACGAACGTCATCGCGCAGGCTGACGTCGCCTCGGCCGTTGGCACCGCCGGGGACGCGCAGGCAGCAGCGGTGCCGCTGCCGTGGGACCTGTGCGGAGCGCTGCCGGTCTATGACTTCTCTATCGACTGGGCGGGTGACGGGTCGTTCACCACCCCGGGCGACGACGTCACGGCCGACATCCTGAGCGGGGGAGTGGATATCGGCTACGGCCGGGACCAGTCCCGCCAGCTCAACCAGGCCAAGGTCGGCAGCAGCTCGTTCTCCGTCAACAACACCACCCGCAAGTACAGCCCGGACTGGTCGGGGTCCGTGCTGTTCGGCAACCTCGATCCCTCCCGGGAGATGACCGGGTCGGTGACGTTCGAGGGGCAGTCGTACGCGCTCGGTTTCTCGCGGATCGACGACTACACCCTCCACGCCGACATCGACAACCGCACGGTGGACTTCACGTTCCTGGACGGGCTGAACCTGCTCAACGGCTTCACCCTGTCGACCGAGGTTCTGGAGTCGATGCGCACCGGCACCCTGATCAACTACATCCTCGACCAGATGGGCTGGACGGGCCCGAGGGACATCGACCCCGGCGCGACCATCGTTCCGTTCTGGTGGGTGGAGGGGGTGACCGCCTTCGCCGCTGTGCAGGATCTCGTCAAGTCGGAGGGCCCGCCCTCGGTTGCGTACGTCGCTCTGGACGGGACATTCGTCTTCCGGGACCGGCACCACCGGCTGCTCCGGCCGCAGTCGACGGATGCCCAGGTGATCTTCGCGCAGAAGGAGATCGACTGCGCGGCGCCCCTCGTCACGGGCTACCACTTCACCGCGCCGTTCACCTACGAGCACGGCGCGAAGAACATCATCAACTCCGTGAGCTTCGCCGTGGAGGAGCGCGCGGCCACCCCGGGGCTCGCCGCCGTCTGGACCAGCACGGACACCATCTCCCTGGCCCTCGGCCAGGGGATGCAGATCACGGCGTCCGGCTCGGACCCGTTCATCAACGCCGTGACGCCCGTTCTGGGGACCGACTACACCACCTCCGGCACCGGTGTGCTCCAGGTCGTTCTCAACCGCACCTCCGGGCAGACGGCCACGCTCTCGCTGCTCGCCGTCGGTGGGCCGGTCATCGTCACCGGGCTCCAGCTCCGGGCGCAGGCCATCCCGGTCATCAGTACGACGCAGATCATGCAGCAGGACACCGCCTCGATCACCGCGCACGGGCAGTTCGGCTACAGCGACACCGTGCCGTGGGCGGACGCTGGGGACGCCTACGCTGTCGCCTCGGTGATCCTGCTGCACTACGCGGAGCGCAGCCCCACGGTCCAGCTCCGGGTGGTCGCGGAGGATGCGCAGCACTTCGCGCAGATCCTCCAGCGGCAGATCTCCGACCGCATCCACATCACCAACGGCGAGACCGGGACGGACGACGACTTCTTCATCGAGACGATCAGCCATCAGATCGACCGGATGAACCAGCCCGACCACGCTCCGGTGCACGCGGTGATCTTCGGCTGCGAGAAGGATCTCGACCATGGGGTGGTCGCCAACCCGTTCCGGTTCGACGTGCGAGGCGCCGGGTTCGACCAGGGCGTGTTCGACCCGATCGCCTCGGACAACCCCAATACGGTGTTCATCTTCGACGACGCCACCAACGGCGTCTTCGACTTCGGCCAGTTCGGGACGTGAGGACCATGACCATCGCAACGCCTCGGACTCAGGCGTACATCTACGGCGGGGAGTGGGTGGGGGACTGCCCCCGGCCCGGCTGCGCCAACGTCGAATATCTCTGGGAGGCCCTACAGATCAACGGCCCGCGCATCCGGCCCAAGGCGTTCTTCGCCTGCTCGTACTGCGGTATCCAGGCGACGATCGAATGGCCCAGCCGGGACTTCCAGGTGGCTGCCATGGACGTGCTGATGCTCCGGCCGATCCCGGCCACCCGCAACTGGTACCCGAAGGATCACGACGTCGCGACCCGCTTCCGTATCCCGCACGGGCAGAGCGTGGAAGACCTCCGGGCCGAGAACGAGGCGCACGGGGTGGTGACTGGCTGATGGCCTGGTCCGCTCCCATGACGGCCGTCGCCGGGGCGACTTTTACGGCGGCTCAGTTCAACCAGTACGTCCGGGACAACCTCAACGAGACCGCCGTGGCCAAGGCGTCGGCCGCCTCGCAGATCTTCGTCTCCACCGGCGCGAACGCCCTCGCCGCCCGGGTGCCCACCGTCGCCTCGATCTCCACCTCTCAGACGACCTCCAGCACGAGCTTCGCCGACCTGGCCACGGTGGGCCCGCAGATCACCGTCACCACCGGGACCATCGCTATCGTGCTGTTCTCGGCGAGCATGGCGCACAGCGTCGACAACAACGAAACGGCGACCTCGGTGACCGTCTCCGGCGCCTCGTCCATCGCCGCCTCCAACGCCTGGGAGCTTTCGTTCGATGGCAACAAGGCCACCAACTTCTCCCGGGGTACGGGCGCGCACATCTTCACCGGCCTCACCGCCGGGTCCAACACCTTCACCATGAAGTACCGCGTCGGAGCCAGCCCCACCGGAACCTTCCGGGACCGCGAACTCAACATCATCCCCCTGTAAGGAGCGAGTCATGGCCTGGACAGCGCCAATGACGGCAATCGCGGGGTCGGTGTTCACGGCGTCGCAGTTCAACACTTTCATCCGGGACAACCTGAACGAGTGCCCGGCCGCCAAGGCGACCACTCCGGGCTCGCACTTCGCCACCACGGCGACCAACCAGATCGCCGAACGCATCCCGGCCTCGGACTACGTGGCGACGTCGGAGCCGACCTCCAGCACCGCCTACACCAGCCTCGCCACCATCGGCCCCGTCGTCACCGTCAACACCGGGACCAACGCCTTGGTCGGCGTCTACTGCAACCAGAACAGCTCCACTGGAAACGCAGCCTGGATGGGTTACATGGTGTCCGGAGCCAGCTCCATCGCGGTTGACGAGAGCCTGGCCGTCCAGCTCCAGAACACCGGCGGTCAGCGCACCGGGGCGGTCAACTTCCTGACCACCCTCACCCCCGGGACCAACACCTTCACCTCGCAGTACCGCGTCAGCACCTCCGGCACCGCGACATTCAGCGTCCGGCGCCTGTTCGTCATCCCGTTCTGATCGAGAAGGAACCTCGCATGCCCGCGCAGTTGCAGGACATCATCCCGGAATTCTCCCGCCCCCTCTTCGAGCCCGCCTACTACTGCCTCCTGACGTGGAACGGCAGCGCCTGGAACCTGCATGTGGAGGGGAACGACGACGTCCTTCTCACTTCGACCACCACGCAGGACTTCACCGCTGCGCAGACCGAGGCGGATTCCCTGGCCTGGGGGTACGGGAACAAGCGCTTCACCGTCTGGAACCTCATCGACAGCAACAATGCCCAGGCGTACGTGGTCTGACCGAGCCGTATCCTGGCCGTGAGAGGGAGCAGAGAGGGCCACCATGACCTACCCCAAGGGCGTTGACGTCGCCTCGTACCAGAGCACCACCTTCAGCACCACCGGGCTGAGCTTCGTGATGGTGAAGGCGACCGAGAGCACCAACTACACCAACCCCAAGCACGACGCGCAGGTGGCGCACGCCCGCGCCAAGGGCATGGTCGTCGGGCACTACCACTTCGTCCGGGCGGGGTCGATGTCGGCGCAGGCCGACTACTTCATCAAGCAGTCGAAGATGCAGGCGGGCGACCTGCTCGCGCTGGACTGGGAGGACACCGCCGTCTCCAGCTCGTCCAAGGACGCCTGGCTGGCGTACGTGATGGCGAAGAAGTCCGAGCACCAGACGCTGCTGTACTGCAACAAGAGCTTCTGGCTCAACCGCGACACCTCGGGCAAGGCCGGTAACGGCCTCTGGATCGCCGACCCGAGCAACGCCGCCGGGCACCCGGGCATCAAGGCGCCGTGGGTCATGCACCAGTACGCGATCGTGGGTGGCCTGGACACCAACGTCGCCAACTTCGCCTCGGCCGCCGCTCTCGCCACCTGGTCCCGGAGCAAGATCCCCGTACCCAAGCCGACCCCTACACCGACCCCGACTCCCAAGCCGACCCCGTCACCCGGAGGTGGCACTGTGACCCCGCAGATCGTCGACACCAACCCGATCGGTGACCTCGGCACCGTCGACCCGAGCACCGACAGTGGTCGCAAGGAGTACCACGTCGGGTACTACATCGCGCACCAGCTCGACGAGGCGCGCAAGACCAACGCCGCCCTGAGCGACCAGACCGCGCTGCTCGTGGAGATCCGGGACGCGCTCGTGGCGCAGAACCCGGCGCCCGCGCAGCCGCAGACCGAGCACCGGGAGAGCTGATCATGTCCGTACAGGCGCAGATGCGCGAGTGGGTGGACGACGCTGTCAAGGCCGTCCTCGGTCCGCTGTTCGACCGGGTCGACAAGCTGGAGGCGTACGTCAAGAGCTTCGAGCAGACGAACCACATCCCGGAGGACCCGGCGCCCCGCCGGGGCTCCACCTCCAAGGCCGAGGCAAAGCCGTCGGCGGGCACCCGCAGCTCGGCCCACGACCGTCCGGCCGCCGTCGCGAAGGCCGCGCCCGCCTCGGGCCGGGGTTCCAGCTCCACCGCGAAGTGATCTACTGGGCCCGTCCTCGTATCGAGGGCGGGCCGACTCACGTTCAGGAGACTCGATGAAGATCACCGTCTACCCGGCCGACGTCTACGGCTGCGGGTACTTCCGGCTCATCTGGGCCTGCCAACTGCTCAAGGGCGCCGGGCACGAGATCAACCTCGTGGCCCCGCACGACCGGCAGCTCGAACTCCACGTCGACCGCGAGACCGTCCGCCGGGTCGTCACCGACTCCGACGTGATCGTCTTCCAGCGGGTGACGCACGCCTACATGGCGCAGGCGGTGCCCATCCTGCGGGAGCAGGGCGTGACCGTGATCGTCGACATCGACGACGACCTCACCGCCATCCACCCGAGCAACCCGGCCTACGCCGCCATGCACCCGCGCAACGAGTACCGGCGCGCTCCCGGACAGCGGGAGCCCGGCCGTCACAGTTGGGCGAACCTCGGCGCCGCGTGCCGGGAGGCCAGCCTCGTGACCGTTTCGACGCCAGGTCTGGCGGAGCGGTACGGGCGGCACGGCCGGTGCCGGGTGCTGCCGAACTACCTGCCGGACAGCTACTTCGATGTGGCCCACACGGACAGCGGCCTGCTCGGGTGGCCCGCCGCCCTCCAGTCGCACCCGGACGACCCCTCGGCCGTAGGTGGCGCTCTCGCGCGCCTCGTGCAGGACGGAGCGGCCTTCCAGGTCGTGGGTGACCCAACTGGCTGCGGAGCCGCGTTCGGGCTCTCTGAGGACCCTTCAGGGCTTTCCGGGGTCGACATCCACGGATGGCCTGCTGCGGTCGCTTCGATCGGGGTGGGAATCGCCCCGCTGGCGGACACGAGGTTCAACGCCTGCAAGAGCTGGCTCAAGCCGCTGGAGATGAGCGCACTCGGGGTGCCGTGGGTGGCGAGTCCCCGGGCGGAGTACGCCCGGCTGCACGCCCGGGGCGCCGGGGTGCTCGCTGAGCGGGGGAGGGTCTGGTACAGGGAGCTGGACCGGCTCCGCACCTCGGCCGACTACCGGGCCGAGGTGGCCGGGAGAGGGCGCGAGGTGGCGGAGGGGCTACGCCTGCGGGATCACGTGGGTGAGACCTGGGATGCGTGGATGTCGGCGCGGGAGAAGGGAACCTCCGGCCGCGCTGCCTGAGCACGCATCACCGCGCACTGCTCGGACACCTCGTTCACCCGGTTCGACAGGGCCTGGATCTGAAAAAGGAGCTGCGCCCGTACCCTCGGGCGCAGCTCCTTGTTTCCGGCTATCTGGTGTCTCTTCTCCTCCAGTCGGCCCCGCATCCGTTCGGCGTGGTCGGCCAGTTCGGCCTCGGTCATAGGCATGCGGACGCTTCTTCCGTCAGCGGGACGTTCTTGACCTTGGCCGTCGGAGAGAGGCGGCCGGGCACCGGGTGGCCCCGGCTCGGCTCGGGCGCGGCCACCAGTTCGGCGACCGCCTCGGCCGGGGGCTCCGGCTTCTTGTCGATCTTCCACGAGGCGCCGCAGTTCACGCACACCTCGTGCTCCTCGGTATACACCAGGTTGGCACCCTTGCAGAGCGGGCACTTGACCCGGCTGCGGGTCCGGCGCAGGGCCTTGCGCTGGGCGGTGTGGGTGCCGCCCCGGTACCCCGAGTCGTTGTTCACCAACGCGCTGTTCAGGCACTGGCTCCGTACCGGGCAGTGGTTGCACCAGCGCTGGCTGACGCGCTCCAACCCGGCTTCGCTCTCGACCACGGGGGAGAACTCGTCCGCGTTGGCCTTGCCGACGACACACGCGCCCCGGTCCCACCAGTCGGTACGCAGAGCAGTCCATACGCTTTCCATCGGTTCCTCGTCTCTCTCTCCTGATCACATGGTGCACTTTTCGGGACGAAATGCGTAGGGCCCGGCGACCACCGGATATGGCGGCCACCGGGCCCGAGGGGTCAGATCTTCTTGCCGCTGGCGAGGCGCCGGAGCATGTCCAGGGCGCCTTCCTCGCGGGCCGCGTAGAACAGCCGCCACGCCTGGTCGTGGGTGAGCTTCAGCAGCCTCTCGGCGAAGTCACCCGTCCAGCCGACGACGTTGCCCTCCCTGTCCAGGACGTTGTCGTTGGTGTCCATGCCGTACCCGGCCACGTGGACGATCCACCCGGCCGCGCAGAGCGTCGTGCCGCACTCGGCCGGGTTGTCGGCTGCCTTGAGCGTCTGCGCGTACCACTCCGGGCTGCCGTATTCGACCGCCTGCGGGCCGACCTCGGGGAACGAGATCCACGTGTTCATGCGGAACGCTTCCTGGTCCTGCTCGATCCCTTCGAGGGCGAGCTGCGCGAGCTGCGCCGGGGTCTTGTCGGTGAGTTCCATGGTCACTTCTCCTGGTCCTTGTTGATCCACTTCTTGATGCCCTCCACCAGCAGCCAGCCGGGGCCGAACGCCGCTGCGATGTACCAGCCGATCAGCGTTCCGATCGCGTGATCCATGCTGTCCCCCTTCCCGCTCTCCGCACCGGGTTCGAACCGGTGTCGTCCCCCGGGGTGCGGCCCCGGCGGTGCTCTGCCACATTGAGCTAGCGGAGATCGACCGGCCCGAGGGCCGGGTTGCGCTGTTCAGTTGTCGTACCCGCCGTAGTACCCGGCCCGCGTTCCGGTGCCCGCCCGGCGGATCTCCCGGCCCCGGGCGGGCCGGAAGTCGATGCCCCACGCCCCGGCCACCGTGTACTGGTGCTGGCCGGTCGACAGGCTGTACCCGACGTCGGGGATGGTCTTCTGGCCGGAGTTGTCGACCCAGCCGATCGGCGTCCGATAGCTGTGCACGACGTACCGCGCGTGCTTGACGGCGTCGTGGTACTGCTCGGGCAGCTTGCCCAGCTCGATCAACGGGCCCGAGGGTCCGCCCCGCAGGCTGCGCCCGCTGTTCACGAACGGCAGCTCGCTCTCGATGCGGTCGGCCGCCTCGGTGTTGTTGACGACGTGCTTCATGATCCGTCCTCCTCCAGGACCCATCCGAGGGCGAAGCCCCCGAGGCGGCCCCGCTTGGCGTCGCGGGCAGCCCGCTCCACATCGGTGAGATTCAGCCGGTCCTCGATCGCGTCGATGACGTCGCGCAGGTCCCCCAGCTCGGAGACCCGTTCGGCCCGGGTCGGCGCCGACAGCACCTCGCCGACCTCTTCCGCGAGCTTGAGCAGGAGCAGCACCTCCAGCTCCCGGGGCCCCGTCGGCGACCTGAAGGTGAAGGGGCGGTCCCGGTTCCCCCGCAGCTCCCCCTTGTCCATCAGGTGAGGGATCTTGTTCCTTACCAACTTCATGATCTTTCTCCTGTCTGCTCTGGCGTACGCCCGGCCGGACTCGAACCGGCGACTCAGGGATTAAGAATCCCCAGCTCTGCCAACTGAGCTACGGGCGCGTGCTGTTGTCCTGCGAGCCCCGGACAGGACTTGAACCTGTCGCCTGCTGCTTACGAGGCAGCCGCTCTACCTGATGAGCTACCGGGGCGGGAGGGCGCCGCCCCGAGGGACGGCGCCGGGGGTATCACTCGGAGCGCGGGGTGGCGCGCAGCTCGGAGAGGTCCGGACCCTTCTGGTTGGACGGGACGCCGGAGAGCTTGGAGTAGACGCCGACGATCTTCGCCGTCTGGGTGAGCGGAGCGCCGTACGAGTCGGCGCCGTACTGGACGTCGACCGGGTCCCCGGCGAGGGACGCGATCAGGCCATCGGTGATCTCCTGTCGGGTCGGCAGGGCCGGGCGGCCCTCCTGCTCGACGTAGACGGTGATGTTGACCGCGTGGATCTTTCGCTTCATGATCTTCCATTCTCGTGGTGGCAACGGCTCTGTGGTGCGGGGTACTGCGCTCTCCCGGCAGGGCTCGAACCTGCGACCGTCGCCTTAACAGGGCGCCGCTCTTACCGACTGAGCTACGGGAGATCGTCTTGCGTGGGCTCTACAGGGATCGAACCTGTGCGCGCCGGGCTTCAACCGGCTGCTCTTCCGACTGAGCTAAGAACCCTCGAATTAAGTAAACCGTACCCCGGGGCCATCGGGTAGGTGGCCCCGGGTCACGACTCGGTCTCAGACACCCACGAGAACGGGTGCCTCCTGGTTTCGGGTGACGAGCCAGCGGTGCCACGGGCTCTTGCACCACTTGACGGTCTGGCCGTTGCGGAGGTCGGTACCCGTGATGTAGTGCACCTCCGCGATCATCCGGCCGTAGGCCAGCTCGCCACGCTCGATCTTGTCCACCCGAACCTCGCGGGTGTCGCGGGCGCCGGGTGCGGCAACCGTGAGACCCGACTCGGTGAGGACGTCGCCCCGGGCGACCTGGTGCGACTTCATGATGAACTGTCCCATGATCGTGCTCTCTTTCTTCCTTGATCGCTTCAGGGTTTCAGTGGCCGGGCGTGATGTACGCCGGGCGCAGAACGCTCACGTGCACGGTGACCGGTTCGATGTCGGGGTTGCCCAACGGCCGGACCGTCACCATGTCGCCCTCACGGGCGAGGACGACGACCTCCCGGAGCTTCCAGCCTGCCCAGTTCATCCGGGCGCGCTGGTTCTCCGATCCGCCGACCGAGTACGGCTGCGGGTCGAAGGGCGGGAGCTTCTTCGTGCAGGACGGGCAGAACCAGATCTCGTCCCGGTTGTCCCCGAGGAAGCTCCCGCCGCACCGCCCGCAGCAGCGCAGTGGCGTGCCCCGGCTCACCGGCGACGCCCCCGGGTCTTGCGGTAGCCCAGCGGACCGGGCAGGTTGACCGAGGTCGTCCGGCGGCCCGAGGTCGACCAGGTGCGGTGGACGTTGCGGGTCCCGAGCGTGATCGACGTGGACCCCTTGTTGACGTTCACCCGGACCCCCGGGAAGATCTTGAACGACTTGCGGAACGTGAACGGCATTGCTCCCTCTCCTTCTCCCTCCGGGCTGAGCGCCCGTGGCCGACCGACGCCCCGAGGGGCGCCCGCCGCCATGCTGTGCTCAGACCTCACTTCCTGCCCTTGCGCTCTTCCTGGCGCCGCTTGCCCGCGCTGGACTTGGTGGGGCGGCCGGTCGGGTTCTGGCCGACCGGGTCGCGGGGGTCCCTCGGGCCGCCGTTCGGCGGTGACGGAATTCCCTTGCCCATGATCATTCTCCGTTCTCCTGGACTCGCACATACTCGTACCGGCGGCGGACGCCGGTCTTGGTGTAGCGGCTCTGGTGCAGGTACTTGATCAGGACCCGGGTCGGCCGGTTGGTGTAGACGTCGACCGCGTCGACCCGCATGGCCTCCAGGTCCACTCCCGTGATCCGGATCGTCTTGCCGCTGTCGGCGCGCTCGTACCACTGGTCCCGGCGCACCGCGAGCGGCAGGGTGTCGGAGTCCCACGCCTGCCCGGCGCGCTGCGCCCGGTCGTGCGCGGCCTTGCCGACCAGACAGGCGGGATCGGCGGTCTGGTACAGGCGGCGGTGGCGCTGGTAGGTGGCGAAGGTACCGCACCCCTGCCAGCGGCCGATCTCACCCTCAAGGAGGGCCACTGCGACCGCCTGCACGATGTTGACCGCCCCGAGCTTCAGCATCGCCCGGCGGGCCGCCGACTTCGCTCCTGGTTCGGTCATCCCGAGCCTGCGGCCCACGGTGGAGTACGTCATGCCCTGCGACATCAACCAGAGCACTTCGCGATCACGGCCGGACAGGCGCCGCACCGGGGGCGGGTTCGGGGTGCCCATGGGTCAGTCCTCCTCGTCGCTGTCCACGTGGAGGCGACTCCAGCACCGCACGCACAGTGGCGGGAAGATCTTCTTCTCGTCGTCGTCGTCCACGATGTTGTGCGTCGCCTCGGTCGTGGCGAACAGCTTCTCCGTGCCGTGCTTGCAGACCGAGCAGCGCGGGATGCGCAGGTCGGCCACTGGCATGAGCTTCCGGCGGGACAGCTCCCGGCGCAGCTCGTGGGCGTAGTCGTACGCCTTGCGCTGCTGTCCGGGAGTCTGGAGTGTCGACCCGGCCACCTGGTAGGTGACGAGGTCGGCGACCAGTAGGGCGTCGTCCTTCCGGCGCATCCACCCCGGCGAGGCGTACCACTGGAGGTGGTTGGCCAGGGTCGCGATCTGCTCGGCCGAGGCTCCCATGAACAGCACGCTGTCCGGCTTGGCCCCGGTCACGACGTCACCACCGGCCACGGCACCGGGGCGCCGTCGGCCTTGCGGACCCACTGCCCGGCGCGGTTCTTCTCGAACGGGTCGGTGAAGTCGGCCGCGTACTGACCCCCGAGGGCCTGGCTCCGGATCTTGTCGGCCACCTGGTGGGCGATCATGTCCGGTGCCCACTGGACGAACCGGATCAGGATGCCCACCTCGGAGTCGTCCCCGTCCCAGTTGTCCGGGTCGCTCACCTCGTTGACCATCAGGCTGACCGCGTCGGCCAGCTTCCGGTAGGCGGCGTGGTCGCTGTTCTGCCGGGCGCCATCGGCGACCGCGTCGGCGAACTCCGCCACCAGCATCTCGGCCCGGTACGGCGCGTAGCCGCGCCCTACCAACGCGTCCCGGAAGACCTTCCGGTAATCGATCATTTCTCCTCCGTCCTGGACAGGAAGGCTGCCGCTTGAGCGGAAGCCCTGAGCGCCCTTCTGCGGGCCTTACGGGCCCTGGCCCGGTCGACGGTGCCGCTCTGGTCCTGTTCGTCGCTCTCGCTGCGGTTCTGTGACGCCTTGCGGGTCTTGCGGACTTGCTCTCGCTTCACGGAATCGCTTCTCTCCACGGACTCGGTGTCCGACGTGCTCCCGACCGGTCATGATCCGGTATCTCTGCGGTGAAGGCGCAGTGGGCATCCGTTACCCCACGGGAGCGGGCCCGGCCCGAGGGCCGGGGTCGTGCTAGTTGAGCCGGGACGTCTCGCGCTGGAAGACCATCGACGCCGCGAGCTTGGAATCCAGCTCCCGGCCGAGGTCGCACAGCCGGGACGGGTCCCGGGGTTCGAAGCTGAACGTCTGGTCCTTGATCGCCTGTACGCAGTGCGCACAGCCGTCCACGTGATCCGACCAGGTGCGGTAGTCGGCCGAATACGGCAGGCCCGGCGCCTCGTACACGATCCCCACCTCGATGTCGTTCATGACATCCACTCCTCATAGCGCTTGATCTCGCGACGCTCCTGAGCAGCGCGCCGGAGCAGCAGGTCGTGAGCCCAGCAGCCGTGCCAGGTGCACCGGCGCCCGTAGCTCCGGCTCAGCCGGGCATGGTCGGCGAGGTCGTCGGGGTTCAGCTCCGGCCAGATGTCCGACCAGCCGACGTCCCACCGGGTACCGGCGGGCCACCCACGGGCCACCTCGTACGCGTCGCCGTGCACGATGTTCACCCGGGGGTCGGTGGTGTAGTGCGGGCCCACGAGTTTGATCACGCGGGCGTCCCGCTCGACGACATCCACGTGCTCGACGTGGTCGAAGCTGAGCGCCGCCGCCAGCACCATTCCGAGACCGAGGCCGTTGATCAGCACCCGGCGCGCCCCGAGGTTGGAGATCTGGAAGACCGCCTCCGCGTGGTCGCGCTTCTCGGCCGGGGTGTCGCTCATCCAGAACGTGTCCCGGGTCACCAGCCGGGTGTACGTACCCGCCGGGATGGACCGGCCGGACATCCTCGCCCGGACGCCCGCGATGCTCTGCGGGTCGAACGTGAAGCGCTGGACGGACAGCCCCTCCAACTCGCCCTCGGGGACGGTGACCGTCATTCGGTCGAAGGTCGACGTCATGGTCATTCTCCTGTCTCGCGTTCCTGATCTTGCTGGGTGATCTTTGAGCAGGTCCGGCCGGGCTCGAACCGACATCGTCCCGCTTTGGAGGCGGGCGCCCTTCCAGTTGGACTACGGACCTAAGCGCGGGGGCCGCTACTACGACTCAGGAGATCTTTCTCCGGGGCTTCTCGCGAAGCGTTCACCACCGGAGTTGGCCTCTCCTGCCGAGGGGTAAGGGTTCCCTCGGTCACCCGCCGTGCTCCCAGCCGGTCACGATCCGGCATCTGCGGCTTGAGAAGCCGCCGGGCATCCATTACCCCATGGGAGCGGGGACCACCGGAGAGGTCGCTTCCGGTGGGTGGTGCGCTGTGGCTGAAGGCGGGCCCGCCCTGCGACGCCGTATGAGGCTCAGTCTTCCACGTCGGCCGAGTCGTCGTCCTCGGCTTCGAGCTTGACGCCCGGGAAGTAGAAGATCTCGCCTCGGCCCATGCTGTCCGAGCGGGCCCGCTGGGCGAAGTCCTGCGCGAAGTCGGACTCCATGTCCTCGTTCTCGGAGTAGGCGTGCGACAGCTCCACGAGGAAGGCGCCATACTCGGCCAGCGAGCACACGATGCCGAGGCAGGTCGCGCCGTACATGTTCCGGCCGCCGTAGTCGGCCCGCAGGTCGCTCTCCGGGTCCAGGCCGATGCTGTCCAGCGTGTCCTCGATCAACTGACGGGGAACCAGAACGTCCATGATCATTCTCCTGATCTGTCGGCCTGCCATCATCAGGACGGGGCGGCCATTCCCCGCCGACGGCGCCGGAGCGCCGTTTCGGCTCGATCAGCGGTAGTCGCCCCGCGCGGTGCGCAGGTCCCGCAGGACGATGTCCATGTACGCCTCGGCCGTGAAGCCCTCCTCGTCCGAGTTGGCCCGGACCGCCGCCAGGTTGCGGGCGACCTCGGCCACCCGGCACCGGCCGTCGTTGGTCGACGCGTTGGCGTAGACGCCCCGGAGCATCGTCGCCTCGGCGACGGCCTCGGGGGAGAGGCAGATGATCTGAGCGGCGAGGGTGGCGATGCTGTCGATGCTGTTCATGATCGGCTCCTAGGTCCGTGGGCGGTTGTTGAACTTCCCCAAAAGTACGTGAAACGAGGACGATCGAGACTCGATTTAGCTAAATCGAGTCCCGATCGTTATCATCCCCGTTTCGGGTACCGGGGCCCTCCCGCCGGTCGGCCCGCCCACACCCACGAGGCGTACACCTCGTCCTTGTAGGCGAGGGGGATCACCGGCGGCTCGTCCTCGATCCCCTCGTGGTCCGCCTGTACGCAGGCGTCCGAGCAGTACGAGGCGGTGGTGACCGGGGGGTCGACCTCGGCCCCGCACCAGGTGCACCCGGTGTGGGTCTTGCGCCGGAGGTTGCTCAGGTAGTCCCTACGCTTCTTCGGCACGGCCCGACCTCCATCCAGCCCACCCGTGGGTGTCGACGTCGGTCACCCAGTCGGTGAACAGGTTCACGGAGATGTCGTTCAGCTCCGCTCCCCGCGACCGGCCGGAGCCCAGCCACCAGGCCGAGAACTTCGCCCGGAAGCCGGGGCGCCGGGTGATCATGAGCGCGGTCTGGAGGTCGATCACCCGGAACTGCGAGGGGGTGACGTCGACCCGGCGGACGTAGAGCGGGGCGCCGCCCTCACCCATCGGCCGCTCGAACGGCGGCAGCGTGGCCGGGTCGGCGCCGCCGTCGTCGGCCGCCAGCCACTCGGCCAGCGCGTGGAACTCACCCCGTTCCAGCAGGACGCCGACGTACGCCCCGAGGGTGCGGTGCTCAATCCCGAGCAGGGTCGTGTCGTCCAGGGGACGGCCGTACCTCGGGCCGAGTTTGACGAGGTCGAGACCGTTCTCCGACATCAGCCGGTAGGGGCTCACGCCGTTACGCATGCTGTCCTCCGATTCCCTTCCAGGTGAAGCCGTGGCGCCGCAAGCGGCAGATCTTGTTACGGGACTCGTGGTGCGCCTGCTTACCCGTCGCGGTGATCACCTCGCGGTGGCCGCACGTCGGGCAGATGAGCGCCGGGTGGTTGCCCTCCCAGTCCAAGGTGAACTTCTGCTTGACGGCCGCCTTGACGACGGCGCGCAGCAAGTCGGAGCGGATGCCTCGGGCGTTCACGGCCGGGCCTCTTCGATCGCCTCGCGGACGACCTGTTCCAGGTTCTGCAAGGTGTAGTCGACCGAGCCCTGGATGCCGCCCCCGTCCCACGCCTCGGAGAGGCACGCGTAGAGCTTGGCCGACAGGTCGGGGGTGATCGGGTCCGGCAGCTCCCGGGGGACGATCTGAGCGGCGGCGACGGCGCTCTCCAGCCCCTCGTGGTGGTAGCGCTCGGCTCCGCTCACGACGTCGTACGCGAGGTAGAACCCACCTCCGTCGGGGACGTGCCCGAAGTCGTCGCACGGGACGATCTTCCAGCCGTTCAAGGTGAACGGTTTGATCTTGGGCCACTCCATGCTCAGCTTCCTTTCACGTGGAGGATGACAATCGTCGCCAGGATGGCGAGGCTCAGCCGGTAGACGAGGACGGCGTAGAACTGCGCCGCCGTCGGGCGGGCCGAGGCCCGGCGACGCTTGGTCGCCGGGCGCTTCTTGGTGGGGGTAGGAAGGGTCATCGCAGGATCTCCCCACCCGAGATGCGGATGGCGTACTGGCCGACCGTGCGACCGGCGCCCGCCATCTCCCGCAGGATCTCGTCCGCCGGGCGGACGACGGGGCGCTGCACGCTCTTGGGCTCGGGGACCGTGAGCTTGAAGTGGCTCCGGTGGATCGTGATGAAGTTCACCCGGTCCAGCCGGAAGCTCCGCAGCTCGCCCGCCGGGTTGTCCTCGGGCTTGCTCGCCCTGACCATCGCCTTGACGTAGCGGTCGCCCGCCTTGTTGCGGGTGAACTCGTACACCTCGATCGTCCGGACGGTCTGCGTGCCGTCCTGCCGGGTGTAGGTGATCGTCACCGGGAAGTGGTTGCGGGCCGCGTAGGTCATCCGGCGGGCCGCGTGCTCGGGGCTGGTGATCTTGATCATTTCCTGTCTCCGCTCTCCTGGTCGTGCTGGTTTCGAACTCCCCCAAAAGTACGGGTGACGAGCCGTCCGAGGGCCCGAATTAGCTAAATCGTATCCCGATCGTTACGGACCGGGACGAGCTGAACGCCCGTGGCCGGTCGGCGCCCCGAGGGGCGTCGGCCGCCATGCTGCGCTCAGAGCGCGCCGTTGGCCACGAGGTTGTTGATCCCCGTGGTGTCGTACGCGGTGTAGAGGCCCTGGTGGACCGTGGACTGGTACCCGCCCGAGGGACCCGGGGTCATGACCGGCACCGCGCGCCCGGCGGGCACCTTGAAGGCTGCCGGGTGGTTGAGGCCGATCGCGTGGCCGATCTCGTGGGACACGGTGTTGTGGATGATCACCGTGTTGAGCGCCTTGTTCGTGGTGAACCAGTTCGGGACGTTGAAGTATTCGGGGTCGATCCAGATGTCCCCACCCCACGCGAACCGGTTGTTCAGGACGCTGGTGTTCGTCCAGGACATCCCCGAACCCGAGCCCTTGCGGAGGGTCAGGTTGATGTGGAACTTCGCCGGGCTCGCCTCGGGGTAGACCGCGCCCGCAGGCTCGGTCAGCTTCTCCACCGTGCTGTAGCAGTTGAAGTGGATACCCGCCGCCACGACGGACGGGATGGCGTTGAGCGCTCGGGCCGACACCAGCGCGTAAGGCTTGAGCGTGTTCATGCTCGCCGTGTCGCCGTACGTGATGTAGAACTCCGTGTTGTGCGGCAGCGCGTTGACCCGGTAGTCCGTCCCGTCGATGGTGACGGTCTGCGTGTTCCACCCGGTCCCGGAGACCGGGCCGACAGTCGGATACGCGGCTGCCGAGGCGGGTGCGGCGCAACAGCCCACGGCGATTCCGGCGGCGAGAGCGACGGCTCCCACGAGGGATGCCCTGCGGTTCATGATCGTTTCTCCTGTTCTGTGGTCGGGCTGAACACCCGTGGCCGGTCGGCGCCCCGAGGGGCGTCGGCCGCCATGCTGCGTTCAGTCGGTACTCAGCTCCCCTCTCCTCCCCTCTCCGGGCCGAGGTACAGCAGTCCGGCCGATCCCACCGGCTCGGTCCTGCCGAAGCCCTGAGCGGAACCCTTCTCGTCGTACGGGTCCAGCAGAGCCGCCGCCTCCCGCATGGCCGCTGCCCACCGGGGCCGGTCGGCCGGGTCGGCGTCGACCAGCGCCCGGAGCTTGTCAGCCCAGAACTTCCGCGAGCCGTTCTCGAAGTTGGCCAGCTCGCACACCCGGTCGTCGTTCTCCTCGCCGTACCGGCCTTGCAGGATGTCGGCCTGAGCCTCGTCCCGCGTCCAGTTGAACTCTTCACCCTTGCCCCAAGGCATGGTCAGCCTCCTGACAGTCGCTTGCCGCACGCTCCGCAGAACGTCGCGTTGGGGTCGTTGGCCGCGCCGCACTCGGCGCAGTAGCGGGGCCCTGGAGTGGAGTGCTGACGCTCGCGCGCCTTCCAGTACCACCACCAGCGCTCGGCCTGTTTCATGGTCACTTCTTTCCCTTGACCGAACTGATGATGAGCAGGATGACGATCATGAGCAGCGCGCCACCGCCCATCTGCTCGCCGGGGTTGCCCGGCGGGGGCGTCGTTGCCACGGCCATGATCAAATTCGTTCCCATGATCGTTTCTCTGATCTTTCCCGGGCCGAACACCCGTGGCCGGTCGGCGCCCCGAGGGGCGTCGGCCGCCATGCTGCGCTCGGACCTCCTAGTACGTGTAGCTGGGGACGCCGGTCGCCGGGTCGGGCGTGAGCGCCGTGGTGAAGTCCGCCTTGTCGGCGTCGGTGAGCGTCTTGGCCGGGTTGCCGGACGCCATGTACTCCTCCTTCATCTCCTTGAGGTTCAGGCTGAAGAAGACCTTCACGAGCTTGACGGGGGAGTCGGCCATGATCTTGTTCCTGTCTCTTCGGTGGGGCTCGGCCCCGGCGATTGCCGGAACCGTGGTGATCGCGGCGGGATTCGAACCCGCACCTCCCCCGTCGGGGCGCTCGGCCATCAAGCTGCGCGATCTGGTCGGCCCGGTTGCTGTGTGCCCCCGGGCCTGCACTCTGTAGGGTCCCTCCCCCGCCCCGGCGGTGCGCTCCGGGGCGGGAGATCGTGCGGGTGGATCAGTCGGTGCTCAGAGACCGGCCGCCGCGAGGGCGTCCGCCTCCATGGCGTAGGCGCGGTCCGCGTTGTCGACGGTCTGCGCGTAGCTGGTGATGGCCTGGAAGACGCCGCCGTGCGTCATGTCCGAGCCCTTGATGAAGTGCGCGAGGATGCCCTCGGCGTCCTCCTTGGTGTACGCCTCGCGCTTGACGACCGTCTTGACGATCTCCTCCGGGCGGCTGACCGGGCGGCCCGCCTTCTCGGTGACCCGGGTGATCACCTTGTTCATGTAGTCGACGTCCAGGAAGGTCCGGACCGCGTCCCGGGTCTGGAGCTTGATCAGCTCCAGGTTCTTCGCCTGGGTCTCGTCGCTGTAGCGGACGACGCCGTCCTCTTCCAGCTTCGAGCCGAGGTGCCGACGGCTCACGGCGTCCTGCGTGATCGTCATGCCGTTGGTGCAGATCTGGATCTCCAGGCGCGGCGTGATCGTGAACGCCCCGCCGCCGGTCTCGCTGTTGCTGACCACGAACCCGGCGAACATGGTCGGGTTGTCGGCGCCCCGGTTGCCCGAGAAGGGCGAGCGGTAGTCCTTCAGCAGCTCGGGCGCGAGCGCCTGGACCTCGGGGGCGACGATCTGGACGTACATCCGGCGGTTGGTGAGATCGGCCTGCCGCACGACGTGCGCGTCCAGTCCGGCCGCCTGCATGCCCTCCAGGGTCGCCATCAGGACGTCCCAGTTGTCGATGGTGCGGTACGAGTCGGACAGCAGCGCGCGGGCCATGCCCAGCCCGCCGTCCTGGCCCTTGAACGTCCGGAGCATGAAGCGCCGGGTGTCGCCGGGCACCTCCAGGTTCTTGTTCCCGTGGAGCAGGCCGTTGAGGTTCTGGTCGATCAGGTCCGACCGGCCGGACGACCGCAGCGTGCGGAGGTACGCCCGGGGGAACCCGAGCTTGGCCGCCGCTCCCTCGTCGTAGACGTCGGACGGGGCGAACTCCAGGTTGCCCGTGGTGACGCCGTCGGCGGTGAGCACCGGCTCACCGGCGCCCCGGACGAACACCCGGCCCTCGTGGGACCAGAGGTCCCGCGCGGGGACGATCAGGTCTTGCTTGCGGTCGCGCTGCTCGGTCAGCTCGTTGACGAGACCGTCGAGGTTGCTGTTCCGCAGGTTGATCTGCATGATCTTTCTCCTTCTGCTGGGCGCCGCCCCGGTCGGTCGGCGTCTGCATGTGGCCTGCCATCATCAGGACGGGGCGGCCAGCCCCCGCCGACGGCGCCCCGGAGGGCGCCGTTTCGGCTCTCAGATCCCGCCGCACGTCTGCGAGCAGTGGCCCGCAGCGGTGAGCGGCGCCCCGCAGCGGGGGCAGGTGAAGGTCTTCGCGAGCCGGTTGACGGCGCGCTTGGCGGATTCGAAGATCGTTCCCATGGTGTGCTCCTCGACTCGGGGCGGAAGGCGCCGGTTGCGACCCCGTTGCCGGTCGGTCAACGTAGTGACCTCGTCCCGGCGCCTTCCTGGTGAACTTCCCCAAAAGTAGGGGAAGAAGGTGAGACCGACGACCGATTTAGTTAAATCGAGTCCCGATCGTTACGGAAGCTCCCGCACGACCTCCATCGGCCGCCGGGTCCTCCAGGCGGCGAAACGGCCGTCTACGGTGTCGTCCGGTTCCACGGGGCCGGTCGGCCGTACCTCGTACGTCCGGGCCCTCACGTCCTCCTCGAACATCCCCTTGACCCACGCCTTGTGCCGGGCGTAGTTGCGGGCAACGTCCGGGTCGGTCGTCGCGTAGACGAACGCCCGGCCGCGCCGCGCTCCCAGCTCGTACGAGGGGTCGACGGTGTCGCCCGGGGCGAACGCCTCGGCCGTCCCGTGGTAGAGGGTCGGTACCGTCACTGAAAATCCTCGTCGCTGAAGATCTCGTATCCGGTGGTGATGTCGATCTCGGCGAATGCTCCCTGGTTGTCCAAGGTGTCAAACGCCTCCCGAGCCGCACCGTCCAGGCCGAGACCCGTCCGGCTTGCGAGCCGGAGAGTCCGCAGCGCTTCGATCATGTCGGGGGTAACGATCATGTCGGCTCCTATGTCCGTGTGGCCTGCCATCATCAGGACGGGGCGGCCAGCCCCCGCCGACGGCGCCGGGGCGCCGTTTCGGCTCAGTCGGTCGGATAGAGGTTCTTGAGTCCCGGGAACAGGAAGTCGGTCACCCGGTCGACGCCCCCGTGTGAAGCGCGGAACGCCCGGTTGCGGCAGCCGCCGCACTGCTCGGGGTCGCTGTTGTTGTAGTCGGTCTCCGGGTGCCCGCACTTGGGGCAGAGGGTCCCATACGGCATGATCGGCTCCTATGTCCGTGTGGCCTGCCATCGTCAGGACGGGGCGGCCAGCCCCCGCCGACGGCGCCCCGGAGGACGCCGTTTCGGCTGTTGATCAGTTGCCGTTGGGGTCCCCGAGTCCGCACGCGTCCATGAACCGCGCCCGGTCGAAGTTCCGGTTGTCGTAGGCGAACTCCCGGGCCATCGCCCGAGCGGTGCTGCGCAGCGTCCGCAGCGCGGCGTTCCGGCGGACCGGGGTGAGTTCGTTCGCCTCGGCGACCTCGGCCGCGATGATCTGGGCGAAGGCGACGAAGTGCTTGCGGGTCATCGACATGATCGGCTCCTATGTCCGTGTGGCCTGCCATCGTCAGGACGGGGCGGCCAGCCCCCGCCGACGGCGCCCCGGAGGGCGCCGTTTCGGCTCTCAGCTCTCGATCTCGGCGAGTGCGGCCTTCTCGCAGGTGCGGCACACCTTGCGGCGGCCGAGGCGGGCGATCCGCAGCGCCTCGGTCAGGTCGGTGAAGCTCCGGCCCGTGGCGAACCGGCCCCGGGTCAGTGCCCCGCAGGCGCTCAGCGAGTAGTCGGCGACAACGCCGCCGCTCTCGGTCCCGGTGCTCTCGGTGCGGATGGCGACACCCTCGATGTGGTTCGTGCCTGCGTTGTACTTGATCGTGTAGGTCGGCATGTCGGCTCCTAAGTCCGTGTGGCCTGCCTCGTCAGGGCGGGGAGGCCATCCCCGCCGACACCCGGTCGGTTATGCATCGTTTAGAGGTACGAGCGAACCGTCCGGCCGGGTGTTTCGGCTGTCTACTTACGTGCTGTGTCGTGCGGGTCGTGCTCCCGACCCTCCGGGCTAAGTCCCATCAGGGGCGCCTAGGGGCACCGCCGGTTGGCTCCGTTGGGTCGTCTGTGCCGTCGGTTCGCCCCTCGCGCTTACCCCGCCTGGATGTGTGCTCGCAGTGATCAGTCAGTGCCGTATGTCCTCGGCTGATCAAGGCCCGTCCCCAGGCAGCGTTTCCGCTGCTGAACTCGCCTGCCGTTTTCTTGTGGAGGGTCGGTGCCCTGTCTCCGGTGGCGACTTGCGCCGTTTGGGCCTCACCGGGTTCCCGGTGGTTTCCCGAGGGCCTTACCGCTTGGCCCCGCCGTGCTTTCGAACTACCCCAAAGGTACGCCCCATGGGATAAGATCGCAAACTTTAGGCAGGGCTCTGACCTGGGGCGATAGAAATACTTGGTAAAGTTAAGGTAATCTGATCATGAAAAAAGGCCCCCGAGGGGGCCGATTCCGTTATCTAGTCGTTACAAAACCAGGCTTCAGCGGCGCCGACGGCCACCCTTCACCGCCTGCCGGACCACGTCCCGGTCACTCGCCGACTGCTTCAGGCTCTTGACCGAGGCGGCGACCGCGATGGACATCACGGCGAAGCCGCCCATCACCACCGCGATCATGGTCACCATCGTGAGCAGGGCGGGCAGCAGGAGAACCGTCACCACGCCTACGCACGCGAGGATGACCACGCCCCCGAGAAGGACGATGAAGTACGGCGTGTACTTCGCCAGGACGGCGTCTCCGGCCGAGGCGTCGACCGGCGCCGTGTCGATCTTCACCGGGGCCGCGTGGTAGTGAAGTTCGATCTTGGTCTGGCCAAGATCACCGCCGCGCGAAACGATCTCTCCCCGGACGTACTCGGCCAGCTCGGCCATCCTCTGCCGGTCGCCCTCGGGCGCCGGGAATCCAGTGCTCATCTCCGCTCTCCTTCTCCGCTCCCGGGCGCCCTCTGCCGTGTGACACAGGAGACCCTTTTCGATCTTGTGAACTGAACGCGAATACCTATGGTCAGGGCCGCTCACACGGCCCCAATCACAGGGTCCTCACACGGGGCCTCACAGCTCCTCTCATGCACCCGCCGGGGCAAGGTGGCCGTTGCTCCCACGGGGCCGGATCGTGTACTCCCTCCGGTCTCCCGGCAGCCTCTCCAGCCGACCCGAACCGGCCTGCCGGTCAAGCTCCAGATACACCCACGTGCGGTGCCGCCCGAGCAGCGGGATCACGTCGTTGAAGTCCGTGATGGAGATCGTTTCCGCACCCCTCATCTCCAGCTCGTCGATCTTGGCACCGATCATTTCCCGGGCGTCCTCCTTGGACGGACGGCCCTCGGTGGACAGGTCGATGATCGTCTTTCCGAGCTTGACGGGGTCGGTGTTCTCCTCGAACGGGTCCGGGTCGGCGTAGGCGTTGGAGCTGCCGATCCCGGCCAGTACCGAGGCGTCGGGCCGGTCGATCCCGGCCCCCAGCCGCATGGCCGTACCGGGGTCGATCTGTGCCCAGTGCGGCCGGGTGGCCTCCAGCGTGGCGCGCTTCTCGTCAAGCGTGACCTTGTAGACCCGGCACTCCTCGGCCCACTTCTCCTCGGGCGTCCCCACCAGCTCGGCATAGCAGCGGCCGGGGTGGTTGTTGGCCCACTTGGTGGGGTCGGCGCCCGCGTTCAGCGTTGTGTCCGTGAGGGCGAACCGGGCATCCTGCATCTCCCGGACACCGAAGGCGATCGAATTGCCGAACTGGGCTCGGGCCTCACGCGGCATGCTCCGGAACACCGCGACCTGCATGGATGCGGAGATCGGCATGCCCAGCGCGCGGGCGGTCTGGATCGACATCTTGAAGTCGTCGTTGCTGCCGAGAGCCTGCGCGGCCTCTTCGATGTGCACCGGGACGACCGGGATGCCGTGCTTGGTGTAGCACTCGGGAACCCACTGCTTGTACCCGAGCTTGCCCAGCACCCAGGCCCGGTAGCGCAGCGTTTCCGGCAGGTTCCGGATGAGCTGCGCGGTCTGGTCCGGGCCGTCGGCCGCGATGGCGAAGGCGTCCGCAATGTCCCCGAATGAGAGCATGAACTTGACCGGGTCGGCGACCACCGGCACGCAGTCGATCCGGCTGCGCATCTCCAGCACCGCGACGCAGAACGCCTCGGTCTTGCCGGAGCCGGTCATGCCGGTCCAGAGCGTGTGCGGCGCCGGGCGCGAGGTGTCGTCATCGCCCGTGAGCCAGAACGCCAGCGGCGAGCTGTCCGCCCGGACACCGAGGCGGACAGGCTTGTCCGCGATGGACTGTCCAGGGGCGGACGGTCCGGTCCAGCGGACGACGTGTCCGGTGGGGTTGTCCGGCCGGACAGTGACCACCGACTGGTCCGCCCGGCCGAAGACGTTGCCGACGGACACGGCCGACTCGTCCACCGCGAGGCGTCCGGCGATGTTCTTCCGGGCGGCGCGGACATCGTCCGTCGTCGCCTGTCCGCCGGGGTGCTGCACGGTGATGCGGACGGCGCCGTCCGGGGTGGTGTGGACGTCCTTGGTGCGGGACTTCTTGAGCGCCCGGATCGGGGCCCACACCGACTCGGCCCGAGCCGACGGCTGGTCGTGCTTGTTCTCGGTGCTGATGCCCGCGTGACGGATGTTCCAGATCAGCGAGAGCATGATCCACATGATCACCCACGTGGTCAGCATCGGCCGGTTGTCCGGGCTGCTCGCGGTGCAGGCGACCAGCCATCCCGAGAACCCAGCCGTGATCACGGTGGCCGCGTTGCGGGTGTGCTCGTGGCGCCGGTCCCAGGTGACGTAAGTCGTCCAGGTCAGCAGGCCCGCGCAGAGCATGACGATGATCGTCATGAACGGGCCCGACGCCTGCCAGGCCAGGAACTCCCCCAGGGGCAGGGTGATGAACCCGAGCCCCCACGGCAGCACGTACGGGAACGCCCGCTCGGTCAGTGGCCGATGATGGGTGCGCTTGATCTTGATCGACTCCTCGTTGGTGTTGCTCCGGCCCTTGCTCATGACTGGATCGCCTCCCCTGCTCGCTTGACCGCCTTGCGGACGGTGTCCGTCTTGATGTCCGGGAAGCGGTCCCGGACGGCCGTCCGGACGTCGGCGGCCGACATGTCCGGGTTGAGGTTCCAGAGATCTTTGATCCAGCCGGACAGGCCCTGGGCCGGTCCGTCCGCCGGGGCGTCCGGCTGTCCGGCGGACGCTGTCCGTCCGGTGTCCGGGGTGGAGGCGGCGAGGTTCCGGACAGCCTGGATCAGGTCGTCCGCGCTCTCCCGGGTCTCGCCGGGCGGCGGGAGCAGGCTGTTGAACTCGGCGGCGCTCATCGTGACGCCGTTGTCCCGCACGAGAGACTGTCCGCTGTCCGCCTCGGTCGGCACCGGACGCCGGGGCGGCTCACCCCAGGCGTACCCGGACAGCGGGCCGAACGAGAATTCGGACAGGACGCCCGCAGGCAGGATCTCGTGTCCGCCCTCCACCGGGTAGTCGTCCGCCTCGTCCTCCGTGTCCGCCGTCCAGCGAGCCGGGTTGCTCCACGGGATGTCCGCCCCGTCGTCCGGGTCCTCGTCCGCCGTGTCCGCCTGGACCGGCCGGACATCGTCCGGGTGCGGGACCGGACCGTGGTCGGTGATCTCGTCCGCCCGGACGAACCCGGACTCGTAGATCTCCCGCGCCGTCCGGGTGTCCGCCTCGGGCTGTCCGCCCGGGTCGGCCGCAAGGTGCAGCAGGTGACCCATGACGAACGGCGGCACGCAGCTCACGACTGTCACGAGCCAGAACGGCGCCCTCGGGGAGGCCGACATCCATCCGGTCACGAAGTAGTGGCTCACCGGCTGCGCGGCCATGGCCAGGAGAAGGGACAGAATGGCGCCGATGACGGCCGTCTTCTTTCCGGGGGCACCCTTGGGCCGGACGGTCGCCACGACGGCTGCGATGCCCGCGTACATGACCAGGAGGCCCGCCATCCCCCACGACAGGGTTGGGCCCCACCCGGCCAGTAGCGCGAGGTGCCGCTCACCCGGTGCGCAGAGCACCATGACGACGATGGCGGACAGCGGACGGCCGATGTCCGTGAACCAGCCGACCCACCGGGGCGCGGCGGCGGACACGGTCCGGGTCGTCCGGCGGACGTCCGGCTCGGCCGCGTGCTTGAAGATCTTGGGAAGCTTCACTGTCCGGTCTCCTCGTCCGTCGTGTCCGCCTCGTCCGCCAGGGGCTCGATGTCCGTCCAGGACAGGGTGCCGATCACGATCTCGTTCACCGGACGTTCCAACCTCTCGGCCACGTGGGTTGTGATCCACCCGGCTATGTCCGCCTCGGTGAGGGTGTCCGCTCCGGACATCGGCCAGCAGAACCCGTCCACGCTGATCGTGTCCGGGCCGCACAGCCCCTCCGCGTGGTAGACGTAACTCGTGGGCTTCGCCATGATCCTTTTCCTGTCCGCTCGATATACGTGGTTCGACAAAGGTAAATGCAAAAGTCCGCCCTGTCCAGCGATGAGCCGGACAGGGCGGACAGTTGGGGCGGACAGCGGACGGACAGTCAGCCGGGCACTCCCGGACAGCGGACAAGGTCGCCCGGACGAGGTGACCAGTCGTGCGGGTTGTGGGGCCGTCCGTCCGGGTAGAGCGGACAGTCGCCCGCCGGGGCGGACGGCGGGATGTCGCCGTGTACCGGACACGCCGTCGTGCAGGTCCGGACGTCGCCGGTCTCGCAGTCGGGGTCGCCAGTCTGTCCGGCGGACAGGTCCGCCGCGAGAGCGGACAGGCTCCCGGATGCCCGGCGGAAGCTGTCCGCCACGGCCGCCATCACCTCGGACATCTGGTACATCGTCCGGGCCAGGGCCGCCACGCTGTCCGGATCGGGTACGACGTCGACCTTCAGTTCTGCTCTTCCTACGGCCATGTCCAGCTCCTCTTCCTCGTATCCGCATCGCCAGTGGTAGACCCGCCCGGCCTCGGTGCTCTTCACCGGCGGTCGCCCCGCCCGGCGGTCGACGTGGCCGGGTGCGCGTACCAGCGCCACGTCTTCCTGTTCAGGTGCTCGAAGTGCGCCCCCGCATCCAGCAGCCGGATGAGGTATGCCTCGTCCTCGCCCCGGTACCGGCCATCCGGCAGGACGAACCCCTCGGGGAAGCCGTCGACCCGGCGGACCGCCTCGGTACGCACCAGGTGCGTCATCGGGATGAACGAGCCGTTCCGCCGGAGGTGGGCCTCCTGCTCCTTGCCGAACCGGATGCCCCACGGGAGCACCAGACGCCCTTGATGGGCGACCGCTGTCGGGTCCCGACCGTTGACCATCCGGGGCACCGGGTACACCAGGTCGACCGAGGGGTCCGCCTCCAGCACCCGCATGCACGCCATGACGTGGTGCGGCAGCCACTCGTCGTCGTCGTCCAGCCAGGCGATCACGTCGGCGGTGACGCGCTGCATCGCCCGGTTGCGGGACTGGGCTGCCCCGGTACGCAGGCTGTCCCGCTCGACCACGACCTGGTCGACCTTCCGGGTCTGCGCGTGGACCGAGGCGAGAGCCCTCTCAAGCAGCTTCTCCCGGCCCGGGATTGTCGGTATGACCGCTGCCACCGTGAGACGGCTGCGGGGCTGTCCCTGGCGCCGTTTCGCCTCACCCACGGCCCCTCACCACCCTTCGTCGAAGTGCGGTGCGTCCACCGACAGGTACGTGTGATCGTTCAGCGGCCGGAGCCGGACCCATCCGGTGCGGGGGTGGAGCTTCTTCGGGGCGTAGCAGTACCGGCAGAGCCACCGGCGCCACCCCGCCCGCTCGAACTCGTGCGGCTCGACCGTGGTCCTCAGACCCTTGACGGCCCGGGTGTCCGGGACCTTCTTTGCCGTAGGTCGCTTCACCACTGATCTCCTCTCCCCGAGGTGTTGCCGGGGTGCCAGTGCCAGCACCAGGTGCGCTCCGGCAGGTGCGAGAACTTCGCGCCGACGGCGAGCAGCTTCAGCCAGAGCCCCCACTCCTCGCAGGGGCTCGCGCCCGGTGCGGCCGAGGTGTTGCGCGGCTCGAAACCGCCCACCCCCCGCACCAGGCCGGTCCGCACCAGGACCGTCACCGGGATGTAGTTCTGCACGTTCCGCAGCGCCTCGGGGTCGAACGGCTTCCCCGCGTACTGCGGGAAGGGGTCGAACCCGTTGACGACGTCGAACCACGGATACACCAGGTCGGCGCCGGTCGCCTCGGCGTGGTGCATCAGCTTCTCGATGTGGTCGGGGTTGAGGGTGTCGTCGTCGTCCAGGAACGCCATCCACTCGGTCTTCACCCCGGACAGCGCGCGGTTTCGGGTGGTGGCCGCGCCCTCGTGGCGGTGGTCGAACGCCATGCTGATCGCATCGACCGGCCGAGTCTGGGTCAGCACCGAGTGCATCGCCCGGGGCATCGTCCCCGGCCGCTCGGCGCCGGAGCGCGGGGGAATGCACGGCATGACGACCGTCACCCCGTTGCGGCTCTCCTCCCCACCCCGGGCGTCGATCCGCCGGGCGGCAGCGTCGGCCGTCCGGGAGTCCCCCTCGATGTAGTCCTGAAGATCGTTCATCAGATCTGGATCTCGTTCGTAGCTCATGCCGGAGTTGCCCTCCAGTGGCCCTCGAACCCGCTGTTGATCGCCCAGGAGATCTCCCTCCAGAGCTTGATGCCGTAGTCGGCGTTCGCGGCGAACACGGCCTGACCGGGCGCGCCGGGCTCCGCCTGCATGAAGTAGTAGAAACTCTCCCGGCACCAGAAACTGATGTGCGTGGGGTCGGCGATCGAGTGCCAGGTGGGCAGCCCGCTCTCGGTGATGATCAGCGGCAGCTTCACCTCGAAGATGCCCCCTGGCTTCAGCACCCGGTGCGCCTCGTTGAAGATGTCGATCCGGGCCTGCCCGGCCGGGACGTGCTCCAGGATGTGGCTCGCCAGGATGTGGTCGACGGTCCCGTCCGAGGTCGGCCACGGCGTCTCCTGCGCCTCCCGGCGCCACGGGCCGAGGCCATTGCGGCTATCCAGGTTGATCCAGCCCGGCTGGGCGATCGACCCTCCGCCGATCTCGATGCTGGTCATCAGTGCCTCGCGCTTCCCTCGTAGTTGAGCCACGGGTTGGTGATGTGGTCGCCGGGCAGGGTGTCCGGCACCAGGAAGGACTTCCGCAGGGCGTAGGGCTCGCTCACCTGGTCCTGGAAGGTCCACTGCTGGATCTCGTCGCGCCACTTCTCGCCGAAGTACCGGACCTCGGGGGTGTGGTGCCGGGCGATGACGCCGGATGCCCAGAGCCCCCAGTGCGGCGGCATGCCGCGCTCCCGGTAGGTCTTCGCCTGGAGTTCCAGGGGCTCGCCCGCGTATTTGGCCAGGGTGGCGCTGAACTCGGCCTCCTCCAGGCAGCAGTCCCGCCAGGGGTGGACAAACTGCGCGATGGGCCGGGCCAGATCCAGGGCCTCGGACACGAAGTGCGGGGACGTCACCCGGTAGCTTCCATCGATCCACACCGAGGCCGGAGCGTCCGTGTACCGCCACGGTTCGAGCTTGGGCCGCTTGGCAGCACGGTTAGGGTGCAGCCCGGCGAACGACGGCTCGCAGACCATCGTCCAGCCCTCGGCCGCATCCGCCAGCGGGAGGGGTCGGCCATCGGTCACGCAGATCCATTCGACGTCGGCGCCGACCTGCGGGAGCACGGGCTTCAGCAGCTCGTACCCATCCGTGATGCAGGTGATCACGGCGGCCCTCACAGCGGAAGCTCCGCGAACTCGTAGCTGCGGACGGCGGCGGCCAGCCGGTCCCAGTTCAGCTCGGGCTTCCAGCTCAGGAGGTTCCAGCCGTCGCCCTCGGCAGAGATGGCGGTCTCCCGCTCGCCCTTGCGCATCGGGAGGTGCTGCACACCAGCATCGGACCCGGTGGTCCGGAGCACGAAGTTGGCCAGGGTGTTGACGGTGATCGGGTGACCCGTCCCGGCATCGAACACCGCGTCCCGGCCGAACCGCGTCGCGTCCACGAGCATCTGGCCGACGTCGTCCGCGTGCACCAGGTCGACAAGCTGCTCCCCGGACCCCCAGATCGGGATCGGCTTCCCCTCCCAGGCACACCGGGCGAAGGTCGGCAGGATCTTCTGCGGGTGGCCGAGGCCGTGAGCCTGACCGGGCCCGTACGCGTTGAAGGCGCGCACGTGGCTGACCTTCAGGCCGTAGGCGTGGTGGTAGGCGGTCGCCAGCCGGGAGGCACAGACCTTGGTTGCGGTGTAGATGCTCGGGAAGACCGGCGGCATGGTGATGCCGACGTAGGCGGCGCCGTGCGCCCGGCACCACTCCAGGATGTGCAGGGCTCCGGTGACGTTGATGTTGACGGCCGTGTACGGGTCGTCAAACAGCTCGGCCGTGCCGAGGACGCCCGCGAGGTGGATCACGGCGTCGGCGCCGTCCAGGTGCTCCAGCGACCCGAGTACGTCGTCCCCGTGCTCCCGGTCGAAGCTCCAGGCGACGTGGCCGGAGCGGACGGCGGCGGCGATGGTCGCCCGGCCGATGAAGCCCGACCCGCCGGTAACAGCAATGCGCATGGTGAGTGATCCTTTCCGGATCAATGAGGGAGGGTGCCCCACTTGGAGTGGAAGAGCTGACGGTCCACGTGGGTGCGGGCGGACAGCTCGGGTGAGGCGTGGGTGAGTTCGTTGGGGTGGAGGTGTTCGACCGCGCAGCCCGGCACCATGACCGCGCCACCCTGCTCGCGGCACCGCCAATCGAGGTCGTCGTCTCCGTAGAACCACTGGAACCGCTCGTCGGCCTGGATCTCGGTCTCGCCCCGGAGCATGAAACACCAGCCGGAGATCCGGGTGGAGAGCTGGACCTGTCCGGGCGCCGCGTGGAACTCGGCCCGGCTGTACGGCGGGTAGTTGTCCGGGTAGGCGAGCACCGGCCGCGCCCCCGGCGGAACGCTCAGCGTCGGCTCGCGCAGTCCAACGTCCAGGGCCCGCACGAGCTGCGGGCAGGAGACCACGTCATCGTTGACGATCAGCACGTTCCACTCCGCCTGGCCGAACGCACGGGCGTACGCGGCCGAGGCGGCGATGCCCCGGTTCCACCAGCGGGAGATGTTCTTGGGCTGCTCGATGTCGTCGATGAACGAGATCTTGCTGTCCAGGAAGCTCCCGAACGGCTCGTACACGAACTCATCCGTCCGCACCAGGAACAGGGTGTCGATCTGCGGCAGCAGGCTCTCCAGGCAGCCGTTGAGGCAGTCCCTGCCCCCCGAGGGGACGACCGCGTACGTGGGCTTCACGATCACCACCCCCGACGGCGCTGGTTGGGATCGAGAGCGCGCTGTAGCGACGCCATCGTCTCCTCCAGGTCGGCGAGGCGCCGGGCCATGCCCAACGCCAGGTCGGTGGTGATGTAGTCGGTCGGACGGGTCTCGGTCAGCAGCGACAGCTCCACGAGCTTGGATGCCTGCGGCCAGTCGTAGACGCTCGACCCGAGGCGGAACTTGGTGCCGTTGCTGCCGCCGACGGCCAGGGGCCGGAGCGCCACGAGGATCTGGTCCGGAGTGGGGCGCTTCACTTCTCCTCCAGGTCGGCCACCCGGCGCGCGATGTTCAGGAAGGCGTCGATGAGACCCGCGTTCTTCAGCGGGATGTCGGCGATCAGGCAGACCTCGGCGAGCTTGAGGGCTTCCTCCTCGGGGACCAGTTCGCCGTCGATCACCCATTCCCGGCCGTCCACTCCCTTGTCCAGCGTGGTGCAGGACTCGGAGTGGACGGTCAGGAAGTCGTGGATCTCGCTGTACGTCGGCCGCTTCACTCGCAGGGCTCCTCTACGGCCGCGCTCCACACGCTCACGCCGTCGGCCCCCAGGCAGCGCTTGATGACGCCCCGGTCGCGCAGCCGGGACAGCGCGAGGTACACCAGCGACGTGCTCAGGCCAAGGTCGTCGGCGAGCTGGTTGCGGGTGCGGGGACCGGCCTCCTTCAGCCTGGTCAGGATCTGGTGGTCCCGGTTGATCGACTCGGCCGGGCGGGGACGGCCCCGGCGGGGCTTCTCGTCGGTTTCCATGGGTTCTTTCCTTTCGATGGACCGAGCAAAGCGTAAGCCATGCTCGCGTGGTGGCCGTGCTCAGGAGTAGGGCTGGGCCAGGTAGAGCTTGTAGAGGTCCAGGGGTGTGACGTACCCGGGCCACCGGCCATCGTCGAACAGGTGCCAGCCGCCGGTCTCGGCGATGGCGTCGGCGAGCTGGGAGCAGATCTCGTGGCCGGTCGACCGGATGTAGCTCTCCAGGCCCGGAACCGGCAGATGGAAGCGGTGCGCGGCCAGCGCCGCGTAGTCCAGGAAGCTGTACGGCACACCTCGGGCGGTGATCCCGAAGTCGGCCACGGCCTCCCGCAGTTCGTCCGGGCAGCGCAGGTACACCGGGTTGAAGCCGTCGTACCGCGACAGCGGGGAGAGCAGGGCTCCCCCGGGCATCGCCTCGATGATCCGGACTCCGGGCAGCGACTTCACCGCACCCACGACCACGTAGGCGTGCTGGTAGTTGGCGAAGCCATCGCCATTGAGCCACTGGCCGAGGCGGATCGCCTTGCCGACGGCGCCCGGCATGGTCACCATGCCAATATCACCGGCCTGCGGAGTGTAGGGTGCGGGACTGGACATGATCGAGTCCTTCCGGGTGAGAACACTGGACGGCCCCGTGTTGCGAGGGTGGGAGGACACCTCGCGACACGGGGCCGCTTGCTACAGACTTCATCGTGCTGATTTAGTTATACCGCCCTGGCGACCTGGCGAAAAGCCTCGTAGGGGGTCAATCCCGGGTCACTTCAGGAGCAGGTAGATCAGTCCGATGACGGACAGGAAGACGACGGCGAACGTCAGATCGCCGAAGATCTTCGCCAGGACCTCCCAGGCGTTCATCGGACGCTTGGTCTTGGTCTCGTCCTCGGTGTCGGTCGGGTTGTGTCGAGTGTCCATGATCACTTCTCCTTGGTCTTCTTCTGCGGGCTGAGCCTCGGATGCTTCCCGCAGACGTCTCTGCCCAGCTTGTCGCGCCGCCAGCCGAACATCTCTTTGGCGGCTCTGCGGGCGCCGGTTGCGCTGGTGTAGCTCGGCCAGGTGACGCTCCGGCCGCACATCTCGCACGTCAGCTTCGTGGTGTGCTGGACGCTCATACGATCACGCCCCGACGCACCGGCCGGGTCCGCATCTCCCCCACGACCATGTCGATCGCAGTGGAGAGCTGGGTGTAGTAGTCACACAGCTCGGTCTTGGTCATCCCAGCGATCAGACCCTGCGCCGCCTCGGGGTCCTCCCGCATGATCGCGTACAGGATCGACGTCTCGGTGAACTGGTCCGGCCCGGCCACGGGCTGCCCGTCGAAGCTCACGACGTCCTCCAGGTGCGGGTGTCGCCCTCGGCCGGAAGCACGCCGTCGGCCTCCAGTGCGGTCTTCAGCTCGGAGTCGAACGAAGCCGCCTGCTCGAAGAGCCGCTTGGTGACGCCGACGATCGCCCGGACCCCGGTGACGGGGTGGGGCGTCTTCATGTTGGCAACCGCCTCGTACCCGTCCCGGGCGTAGCGGTAGCGGATGAGATCCTTCTCGCCGGGCACGTCCGAACACCCCACGGTGTACAGGATGTACCGGCGCTCCCCGTCGGTCTCGCGGAAGATCCGGGGCTCGAACCACCGGCACCGCGCGCACTTCCGGTTGTCGGTAACGATCTCTCCGGGGTGGCTGTGGCCGTCCTGCTGGCTGGACGCAACCCCGAGGAACTGTGCCTCGATCTCCAGCTCGCCGTACGCGAGCGGTAGCGTCCACACCGCGATGTCGCCCGCCTCGTCCGGCTGCGGGTACTGCTCGTTTCGGTTGATCCGTTCCATGATCTGCTCTCCCATCACGTTTCCTCGCTCCAGTGAACCACGTATGCCTATACGCTCCCCTCCGGGCGGGTCGTTACTCCCCCGTACCGATCATGCGCTGACCAGCCACTATTCCCCGCAGAAGTTGCTGGACCAACTGGGCCACCCCCTGCGCGTTCGCTCCGGAGACGGCAACCTCCGGACTTTCCTACCGTACGTAATAGTAACTTTGGAGTTTTTAACTCAGAGCTACTGTGGATTTATACGCATCGCCGTATGGGTTCCGCCGGGCCGGTCCTCGAAAAATGATCACTTACGGGTCCCCGCACAGATCGGCCGGGACGTCGACTGCCCGTCCCGGCCGACCCGCTCCGGTTACTCTCTGTGTCAGCCGATCCGGCGGGACCGGCGGCCGACGTTGTAGATGTCGATCACGTAGTCGGACGCCGCGCTGCGGATCGAGACGCCCGGGTTGGTGCGGCGCCGGTCGGTGACACCCGCGATGAACTTGTTGACGCCCATCTTGGCGAGGCGGTTGACGAGGCTCCGGCTGTCCAGCTCCTCTTCGAACCGGTAGAACAGCAGCCCGAGGCCGAACAGCGTCTCGGAGCAGACGCCCGACTTCTCTCCCGGCCACGCGGAGTCGATCATGTCGAACGTCTTCCGCAGGCTGCGACCCTCGTCCAGGGCGTAGACCTTCTCGGCCGCACCGACCGCACTGAAGTGGCGGCGGCTGCCGGGCGCCTTCTCCGAGCTGAGCACGTACCAGCCGGTCCGGGCGGCGATGTCCCGGATGTCCAGCGCCCACTCTTCACCGGCCGTCACGGCCAGCCGGAAGCGGTCGCGCGGGGTCACGGCGCGCCGGTCGTTGTGCTTGAGGAAGATCTCCGCCTCCTCCTTCAGCGTGAGGCCGTAGTAGACCTCGCACTGAAGCTCGGCCGAGGTGTTGCCGTCGTCGCTGCACACCAGCCGGAACGCCTCCAGCCGGGTCTGGCCGTCCAGCACCGCGTACTCGGCCTCGTGGTTGGCGACACGGATGGCGTCCCGGTGGGAGACCGTCAGCACCCCCACCATGAGGTCGTTCCAGTCGTCGGCGAGGTGCTTGATCCTGCGCGGGTCGGCCGCCCGCTGCACGCGGGAGTCGATCTCCAGATCCTCGGCGCGAACCTTCGTGATCGTGGACTTCGGTTCCATCTCAGTTCTCCTGATCCTTCTCGGTGTTCCCGGGGTTGCGGGCGAGCCCGATCAGCTTGATGAGCTGGGCGATGGCCCGACCCTCGGCGCGCAGATCCTTCACGAACGCGTCAAGCTGCTCGGAGTCGAGTTCCGGGATGACCTCCCGATTCTCGGCCCACGTCTTGGTGCGGAGCTTCGCGCCCTCGGCCGAGGACGCTTCGAGCTGCCGGGTGAGCTTGGTCTTGGCACCGACGTACCCACGGCCCGGCCCGAGGGAGACCTGCTGGTTCATCTCCGCTTCTTCCTCCGGGGTGAGGGTCGTCGTGGCCGGGAGGGCGTCCGGGTCGGCCTTGTGCACCCGGCCGTCCGGGACCACCCGGGCGAGCTGCGCCGGGGGAGTCGTCGCCATGACGGACATCTGCTCCTGCTCCGACAGGCCGGAGATGCGCTCCGCCGTGGTGACGGACAGCTCCCCGGACTCGACAGCGGCCACGACCTCGGGGATCGCCTCGACCATGACCTTCTTGGCGCGGTCGACGGTGCGCTTGGAGGTACCGGCGAGCTTGGCAGCCTCGGCCCGGGTCACGGACGCGCCCTCGGGGGTGTGCTGGTTCTCGCCCGCCTTGGCGGTGACGAGCTTGGTGGCGGCGAGAGCCTTCTGGCTCGCGGTGAGCTGGCGCCGCACCGCGTTGATCGCCCAGACGTACGCGGCCGGGTCCTCGCCGGTGAACTTCTTCTCGGTGTGCGGGATGCCGAGGCGCTGGCAGGCCCGCCACCGGTTCCGGCCATCGAGGATCTTGCCCTCGTGCATGATGACCGGCTGGAGCAGCCCGTTCTTGTGGATGTCGGCCACCAGCTCCTCGAACTCGTCCCCGTTGATAAGGGGGAACGCCTCGGCGAGCGGGTGGAACTTCTCGTTGGTCTTGGAGGCCATCAGACCGAGCCCTCCGGTCCAGCCTGCGCCGTCTCGACTTCCTCGTGGGCGGCCAGCCAGTCCTGGACGGCCCACCGGGCGATGACGCTCGGGTTGACCCCGCGTGCCGCCGCCGCATCCTTCACCTGCGTCTTCATCGCAGGAGTGCACGCGACGCTCAGGCTGTCCGTGAACTCTGCGGTACCTTTAGTCCTCATGGTTTGACTATACCCGGTTATCCCAAATCACCAAACGTTAGGGGATCGTTATGGAAGATCTGCGGATCATGGGGCTCGACTTGAGCGTCAACGGAACGGGGGTGTGCCTCGCCGACGGCTCGACCTTCCGCATCCCCGGCAAGGCCAAGGAGGGCGACGCCCGGCTCACCCGCATCCGCGACCACGTCCGGCTCGCCGTGCGGACCAACCACACCCGCCTCGCGGTGATCGAGGGGATGGGCGGTCACTACCCCGGCAACGCACAGACCTCTCTCGCGCAGGTGCACGGCGTGGTGAAGGTGGAGCTGATGGATCTCGGGGTGCCGTACGCGGTGATCCCGCAGTCGTCGCTGAAGCTCTTCGCCACCGGCCGAGGCGGGGCGGACAAAGCAGCGATGGCCCGGGGCGCGGCCAAGCACGCGGACCTCACGTTCGAGAGCGACGACGAATGCGACGCCTGGTGGCTGTGGCAGGCCGGGATGGTGCACTACGGGATGAGCGCTCTGGACCGCCTTCCCGCTGTACAGCGCGCGGCCCTGGACGTCGTGGAGTGGTGGGTGGCACCAGCGCCCGCCCTCGTGCCCGCAGGCCGGGAGACGGCGGCTCAGGACGTTCTCAGCCCGGGGTGCCCCGCGTGCGAGGGGTGGGGCCACATCCACAAGGGGTGCGTGCTGCGGTAAGGACCCGGACACGACGAAGCCCCTCACCGGATGGCTCGGTGAGGGGCTTCGCTCGGTACGGCCGCCGCGCCCGTGGGCCAAGCACGGCGGCCGGTCTCAGGGGTCAGTCCGCGAACGGATCGGCGCCCTCTCCGCCGTCGCTCTCGACGAAGTCGGTTGCGGCCTTGGAGTTGTCGGCCGCCGGGGTCCACTCGACCGTGTAGGTGAACGCCATGAAGTCGCCCGCCTTCACGCTCTTGCCCCGGGTGACCTTGATGTACGCGCCCTTCTCGACCTGGGCGCCGTTGGCGTCGCGCAGGGCCTTGGCCAGGGCCTTCTGGAGACCGGAGACGACGTACAGGGTGCGGACGCCGTCGTCGTCGGGGAGCGCCTTCTCGATGTACTGGTTGGTCTCCCAGGTGACACCGGTCGGCTCGCCCTGCACCTCCATGATGAGCTGCATGGCCGGGGAGCCCTTGCTCGACTCGAACTTGAGCTTGCTCTCCTCGACGGTCTGGCGGCCCTCCCAGAACAGGGGCTCACCCGACTTCATGTGGGTCCGCTGGGCCATCCGGTAGCCGAGGACGGTGCCCTCGAACGAGTGGCCGACGGTCGGGAACTTCGCGGCGGTGGAACCGCCCCCGAGGAACCCCTGGACTTCCTTGTCTACGCCGAACGGGTCGCTCATGGCGTTCTGCCTTTCTGTGGATCTGCCTTCATGTGGGTGTACCTGCGAGGCTTTTCTACATCCGGACCCCCAACGACCAAGGCTGGGAAGTACCTCTTGCCGGACCTGCGCGCGCTGGCCGGATATGGACCGGCACTGGAGACCCTTATCCGGGTCCGCCTCTGCTTGGGCTACAGCGCTTTGTGCGGATGGTGCGGGTAATTCACGTCTTTGCTTGCGGCTCGTCCCCTCGGTACTGCATTCCAATCACGTGGGTGACTCCTTGGAGAACATGACGGTTAATGGGCGCCGAATACCCCGCTCAAGATCCTTGGAACTGTGCGCAGTGGGGGCCGGGGGAGGGATCACGCCCTCACGTACTGTCTTGCACCCGGTCCCACTGCCAGCGGTGGGGGTACCCCCACGCGGAGCCGATCCACCGCCTGAATGAAGCGTAGGGCGAGTTAGCTAAATCACCTAGCGCTTCCGGGGGTCAGTTTCGGCCCCCACCGACAGCCACTCAGCCAGCGTTCTCCACGAGGGAGGCGAGCCGCTTCTTCATGCTGTCGACGACCTGGTTGAACCGGGTCGCTCCGATCTCCTGGTAGTGACCGCGCATCTCCTTGAACAGGGCCGAGGCGTCGGCCTTGGTGGAGACGACGGCGGCCCGCTCCTCCCAGGTCGGCTTGCGGGGGGCGGGAGCGGGCGAGGCTGCCTTCTCCCCGCGTACCGATGCGTGGTCGGCCAGTTGGGCCGCCGTCGGCCGGTTGAACGCCTGAACGGGCTTCTCCGGCCTCGGGGCGTCCGGGACGACACGGACGGCGACCGTCACCGGAGCGTCATGCTCCGAACCGACCGGTGCCGGGCCCTGCGGCTGCACCTGGTCGACGACCTCGATCGCCGTGGCGAGCTGCTTGTTCTTGCGCCACTGGCGGACGGCCGTGCAGAGCTGCGTCGCCTCCCAGCCATCGGCGATGTTGACGCCGAACACCGTGCAGGCGGGCTGGCCGGGCGTCTTCTGGATGGGGAGGTGGACGACCACGCCGATGTCCTCCCGGACGGTCAGCCGGACGTTCACGTCTTCCAGGGTGTGGGGCTGCTCCCAGACCTGCTTCTCGGCATCCCAGACGCCGGTCTCGTTGATGCCGTGGGCGTAGAGGGCTTCCTGAATGGCGATCTCACCCCAGCCGTAGGACAGGTCCCGGCCGGTCTTGAGGTCGCCGATCACGTACTCCCCGGCCCGCAGCGTGAGCAGGGTCTTCGACCACGGGACCTGGATTCCGGCGATGTCCCGGATCACCCGGTACACCCGGTCGAACGTCCCGGCGACGCCCTCCTTCAGCGTGGTGATGGCCGTGCGGCGCTCGATCATGTACGGGACGATCTCCAGGCCGATCTCAGCCAGGGCCGCCACGTACGCATCCACGTCGGCCTGCATGGTCGGCGGGATGTTGGGCTTCTCACCCTGGTCGATCTTCGCGGTGAAGGCGTGCATCGCGGTGCCGTAGTTGGCGGCAACCTTGTCACCGGCGGCCGACTTCGCCTGGTCGCAGACGGCGTTCATGTCGTCCTTGTCGGCGGCGACGTCGTAGCCCGAGGCGAGTGCGTAGAGGTCGGGGCGCAGGGTCATGCCCTTGGCGACCATGCGCTGGCTCCACATCGACAGGGCGAACGTGTCGGCCACCGAACTGGCGAGCGTCGTCGCCCGGGTCCACGGCTGCTGACGGCCCGTCTCCGGGTGCGGCAGCAGGTAGCGACCCCAGCGGTCGCGGGGGACGGCGTTGGACACCGGAGCGCCACCCGCCGCACCGCCCCCGCTGGCAGGGCCGTTCAGGAACGCCGCGACGTCGTCAGCGGGCTTCGAGCCAGTCTTCGAGGCAGCCGTCATGGATGAAGTCTCCGTCCCCGACGCCCCGGATGACGTCGCCTTCGTCGATCGAGTCGCCGCACTCGGCGCACTCGCTGTGGTAGCTGGCATCGAACGGGGGGCCGTAGTCGGGCCCTCGGTCGTCTCCGTTGAGGAAGGAACTGATGTCGTCGGCGGGCACGTCCGGTCTCCTGTCTGAGCAGCGATCTCTTCCAGCCGGTTGCGGGGCAGGGGCGGCCGGTGCGGGTTGGGGCTGGTGTTCCCCCGGATGCCGTAGGTGTGGGCCCGCTCAAGAACGCGCTCGGCCGCCGACAGGATGTCGTCCGGAGCGCCCGGCGCCCGGGTGACGAGTTCGGCGTCCCGGACCTCCTGGTGGGTGGGGCGCTGGTCGTCGTAGGTGGCGCCGCCCGGCGCGTCCTCCGGCTCGGCCATGCCACACGCCTCGTCGGCGCAGTACGACCCGCAGTCCGGGTCTCCGTCCGCGTACTCGAACTCGTGGGTGTGGTGCTCGGTGTTCTCCACCGGGAACGTCGACCCACCGGGGCAGGCCGGGTTGGTCGGACCGGCGCGACGGCCATCGGCCGCGTGGCTGCGGACCCGGCCGTTCCGGGTGAGGGTCAGGTCGCTGCGGTCGCAGCTCTGGCAGGAATACCGCTGCTCGGTCGTCTGGTCAGGCACGTTCTTCTCCGCTCTCGCTCTCGATTTCCTCGAACTCCCAGTGCCCCAGCTCGCCCGGTCCGGACGATCCGAGGTACGAGGCATGGTACCGCCCGGCCGCCACCGGGGGCCCGACCAGACCCACCAGGTACGCGTGCAGCGGGCAGGCCATCAGCTCGCCCTCCAGCCGCTCGCGCAGCGGGTGCATGATCGTGAATGTGTCGTCGTCGGCGAACTCCACGACGTGGTCGGTCTCGGTCTGTTCCAGCAGCAGGCTCGCCGCATCCGGCCGGGGGCAACTGAACCACGAGCAGGTGACGTAGCCACCCGACCCGAGGAACAGCGTCTCCCCGCAGCCCATCGGGCAGTGGCCCTGGACGTCGGGCCCCTGGTTGGGGATCTTGCCGTTCTTCACTTCGCTCTCCTCATGTGATCGTCGAACAGGTCGGCCGCCTTGGCGATGCTGATGCCGTCGGAGAGGGCACCCTTGCGGGGGTCGTCGCCGATCGGGACCCGGTAGCTGCGCGCCATGGCGATCTGCCGGGGCTCGGCCCGGCGCTTCCGCCAGTCGGCCGACTTCGTGCCGTTGAAGGGCATCCGCTCCTCGGCCTCGGTCTCCGCCCAGGCCATCGCGGTACCGAGCTGGAGGCCCCGGTGCAGCCGGTTCCACCCCCGGCGCCCCGCCGCGTAGCAGACCGCCCAGTGACCGTCGGCGTCCGGCCAGAGGAAGACGAACTCGTTGGCCACCGGGATGAACATGACCCCAGCAGGCGTCCGCAGCCAGGCGTGCGACGACGCGCTGAACAGGTCCAGCTCCCGGTGCTTGAGGTTGAAGGCCAGGTTCTCGGCCTCCACGGTGGCGTCGCCCTCGGCCACCTCGCGCACGGCCGCCTCGGCCAGCGACTCCCCCGCCCGGAAACTGCTCACCTCGCCCGGGGCCAGGTCGATCAGCGTGGACAGGCGACCCCCGGCGCCGGTCACGTCCAGCACCAGGCAGTCGGTCTTGCCCGGCCACGGGCGCAGGCCCCGGCCAACCATCTGGATGTAGAGGGTCGGGTTGGTCGTCGGCCGGGCGTTGACGACGCAGTCCGCCCACGGGAAATCGGCGCCCTCGGTCAGCACCATGCAGTTGACGATCGCCCGCAGCTCGCCGGTGCGGTACCGGCGGTAGATCTCCAGCCGGTCCTCACGGGAGGTCGTGCCGTCGACCGTGGCAGCGGGGATGCCCGCCTTGACCAGCTCGGCCGTGGTGGCGTGCGCGCTGGCGACGTCCGGGAGGAAGACGATCGGCCGCCGGTCGGGAGCGTAGACCTGCACCGCACGGGCGACGACCTCGGGCCCGTGGGCCTCGATCATGGCGCGGCCGAGATCCTTCGCCTGGTAGTCGCCACCGGAGCGCTTGACGCCCGACAGGTCCAGCCCCTCCAGGTCGACGGCCTTGCCGCGCACGTCGACCAGGTACCCCCGGCTGATCATCCAGAGCGTGGAGCGCTGGAAGACGACCTCCTGCCAGGTGTCACCGAGGCCAACGCCATCTCCCCGGGCCATCGTCGCGGTGACCCCGAGGGTCCGGGTTCCGGTGTGGACGTCGTCGTTGGCGAGACCGGTGAAGCAGCCCAGTCCTCGCAGGATCGTCTGGTAGCTGGCGGCAGCGGCGTGGTGCGCCTCGTCCACGATGACGAGGCCGATCTGCCCTGCGTACGACTGCGACCCCAGGAGGTCGTTCAGGCGGCGCTCCCGGACGAGGGTCTGCACCGAGCAGACCAGGACGTCGGCGCCCACCTCGTTGTCGGCCGCCTTGACCTTGCCGACGCTCAGGTCCGGTGCGACCGTGCGGATCTTGTCGATGGCCTGGTCGGCGAGTTCGTCGCGGTGCACCAGGATGACGACCCGGTGCGGGGTCTGGCAGGCCCGGCCGATGTCGGCGAACTCCCGGGCGATGTGGGCGAAGACGACGGTCTTGCCGGAGCCGGTCGGCAGGACGACGGCCGGACGCTGGATGCGCCGGGCCCACGCGCTCCAGACCTCCCGGAAGCAGTCGGTCTGGTAGTCGCGCAGGTGCAGCGTCGCGGCGGTCACGAGGGGTCCTTCCGGTGCGGTCCGGGGCAGGCGCCGTAGTGGGCGCGCCCGGCCGGGCAACGCGGGTCGACGCAGATACGGCCCGAGGGCTCCCCCCGCCTCGGCAGCGCGGTGGCGTCGCCATTGGCGAGCCGCTTCAGGCGCTGGACGGAGATCGTCCGCCAGCCCAGCGCACTCGCCTGAGTGAGACCCTTCAGCAGCAGGGTGGCGGCCGGATCACGGGCGGGGACCTCGCTGGAAGCGAGGTGGGGCGGAACGCCGATGGAGTACACCGGAACGCCCCCGGACGTCATCGCCACGGGCTCCCGGTCCGTCTCCAGGGTGAGTTCCACCGAGCGGCCGTCCTCGGCGACGACAGCAGCAACGATCGTGCAGCCGTCGGTCGTCCGGCCGACCCGGTCCGCGAACGCCTCGGGGGAGAACGTGACGCCCGGAGGTGCGTAGGTCTTCGACTTCCACTGGGACGGCATGGTCAGAATCCTTCCTTCCGCAGCTCACAGGCACCGCAGTGCCCGCAGGTCCCATCGGAGCAGTAGCCCGGGAACGCCTTCGAGAACTGGATCAGGTGCTGGGCCTCCCGGGTATCGGTGCGGCCCTGGACCAGCATGTTGTCGGCGCGCTGAACGGAGACGACCCGGGGCGACCCGGTGCCGAGGTCCGTGCAGTTGGCGCAGAAGGCGGGAAGCTGCGCGATGCCGGAGCCGACCGGGCGCGCCGGGCGGAACGTCCAGTGCCTGCAGCGGTTGCACCGCGCTCCCCGGGCGTTGATCGCAGCGGTGGTCGCCTCGGTGTTGATCGACGGCCGGGAGCCCACCCGGGGGTCGGGCTCGATCGGGATGTTGCACAGCAGGCACCGGATACCGGCGCGGGGGCCGACGGCGACCGGCAGGCAGACGTGGGTCTCGCCCCGCTCGCCGGGGCATTGCTCCATGGTCATGATCGATCTCCAGTTCCTCATTCGGGGTCTTCCACGATAGCTTACCGTTACGCAACACGCTATCGTGAAGGCCCACCACTTAGCCGGAGGACGGCCATGGAAGACGGATACATCACGATCAAGGAAGCCTGCGAGCGGGCTCACCGCAACCAGCAGACGATCTACCGGTGGCTGCGCGAGGGCGACCTCACGCGGTACAAGGTCGGCCCCGGCCGGGGCTTCACCCGCATCAGCGTCAAGGAACTGGACGGTCTGCTGACTCCGGTCGTAGCGGTTCCGGTGGTCCCCACCCGGTCCGCGAGCTGAGGCCGCCATGGCCGTGCACGCGATCGAGACACGGTATGCGGGCTGCCGGTTCCGCAGCCGCCTGGAGGCGAGGTGGGCGGTCGCCTTCGACCACATGGAGATCCGGTGGGAGTTCGAGCCGCAGGGGTACGACCTGCCCAGTGGCCGGTACCTGCCCGACTTCCGGATCAACACCGGGCGGGACGACGTGCCGGTCTTCTACGTGGAGGTGAAGGGTGGTATGCCCGACACCCGGGAGTTCACCGTGGCCTCGGAGATCAACCTCTACGTGGCGCCCCTGGTGATCTTCTCGGGCGACATCCCCCGGCGGCGCGGAGCCGGAACGGCATGGCTGCTGACCCGGCCGACGACCGGTGAGGCCGAGTGGGTGATGACCGACCCGGAGCAGGCGATGCTGGCGACGGTTCACCCGCAGGGTGGGGGACCATCGACGTTCGGAGCCGTCTACGACGACGCACTGACCGCAGCGCGCAGCGCCCGGTTCGAGCATGGAGAGCAGGGCTGAGATGAGCGATGCGATCAATGACTTCCTGTACGGAGCCGACCCGGCGGACGGTCCGGGACAGAGCGGTACCGAGGCGGGGGCGGAGCAGGCCGTCAGCGAGCCCGAGGCGCCCCCGGCGGCCGTCACCCTCGACGACCTCTCGGAGGTGCACCTCGCGGAACTGAACGGCAGTTGCGTCGACCGCAACCACATCGCCGCCCGGGGGTACCGGACGCTGTCCGGAACGGACGACGAGCGCGCCGGGCTCAAGGAGATCCGGATTCCGCGCTGGGCCCACCGCGACGACAGCGCGTACCCGGGGCTGCTGATCCCGATGTACCGGGTCACCGGAGAGCGCATCGGCTACCAGTGGAAGCCCGCCGTTCCGCAGGAAGCGCCCGGTGGCAAGCGGGAGAAGTACGCGAGCCAGGCAGGCACCCCCAACCGGCTCGACGTACCTCCGCTGTGCAGCGATGCCGTCCGCGACCCGAGCAACCCGCTCTGGATCACCGAGGGGGTCAAGAAGGCCGACTGCCTCGCCAGCCGGGGGAAGGCCGCGCTGACGCTCACGGGCGTGTTCAACTGGCGCTCGAAGATGGGCACGCTCGGCGACTGGGAGGACATCCCGATCCAGGGCCGGGACGTCGTGGTGTGCTTCGACTCCGACGCCCGGGACAAGCGGCCGGTGATGATGGCCATGCGCCGCCTCGGCATGTGGCTGGAGTCCAAGGGCGCCCAGCGGGTCTGGTACCTGATCATCCCGGCCGAGGTCGGGGGAGTGCCGGTCAAGGGGGTAGACGACTACTTCGCCGCTGGGGGCACGCTGGAAGAACTCGGTGCGTCCTCCAGCCGGGAGCTGCCCGCCGATGGTGCGAAGGATGCCGCTTTCAGCGATGCGGTGCTGGCGGACACGGTCTGCTCGGAAGACCTCGATGGCCGGTACCGGTGGGCCTCGGGCCTCGGCTGGATGACCTGGACCGGGAAGGTCTGGGAGCCCGCGACGGATGCGGCGGTCACCGAGGCGGTCCGGCTGTGGACGCTGGAGCAGTTCAACGCCGTGCTCGACCGGCAGCGCGTCGACCCGAACCGCGACATGCGCAGCCAGATGGATGGCTGGAGGTCGGTGCTGTCGGCCGGGCGCCTCGGGTCGCTCGTACGGCTGGCGCGGGGCGTGCTGGAGTGCAAGCCGGACGACTTCGACGCTGACCCGGACCTGCTCAACTGTCCCAACGGCATCCTCGACCTGCGGTCGGGAACCCTCCAGCCGCACGACCCCGACCAGCTCATGACCCGCATCTGCGGAGAGGACTACGTCAAGGGCGCGCAGCACCCCGACTGGGACCTGGCGCTCACCGCGCTGCCGCCCGAGGTGGCCGACTGGTACCAGCTCCGGGCCGGGCAGGCGCTCACCGGCTACATGACCCCGGACGACATCGCGATCATCAACTGGGGGGGTGGCTCCAACGGCAAGACGACCATCGCCGACGCCCTGGCCGGAGCGGCGGGCAAGAAGAAGAACGGGTACCACGTCGTGGTCAGCGACCGGGCGATGCTCGGGGGTGCGAGCGACAACCACCCCACGGAGATGATGGACTTCATGGGGGTGCGGTACGCGGTGCTGGAGGAGACTCCCGAGAGCCGTCGGCTCGACACCAACCGGCTCAAGAAGCTCACCGGCACCCCGCAGATTTCCGCCCGGCGCATCCGGCAGGACTCGGTGGTGTTCGAGGCGACGCACTCGCTGTTCGTCAACACGAACTACAAGCCGATGGTCGACGAGACCGACCACGGCACCTGGCGCCGTCTCGCCCTGGTGAAGTACCCCTTCACGTACCGGAAGACGGCGGCCGAGGTGCTGGGCCCGAACGACCGGCTCGGTGACCCGACGCTGCGCGAGCGCTGCAAGGAGGACCCCCGGGTCCGCGAGGCGGCACTCGCGTGGATGGTGGTGGGGGCGCAGCGGTGGTACGAGCTGAATCGGATCATGCCCGAGCTGCCGGAGCAGATCGTGGCCGACACGCGGGAATGGCGGATGGAGAGCGACCCGATCCTCAACTTCATCTCCGACTACCTCGTGTTCGATCACGACCGGCACGTGATCTCCCCCGAGCTGCGCGAGAAGTTCAACGCCTTCCTGCGGGACAAGGGTGGCCACGAGTGGGGCGACAAGACCTTCCTGGCGCGGTTCGGAGGTCACGATCTGTGCACCCAGAACAACGTCGAACGCAAGCGGATCAGGTCCCGCCCCGGCCTGTCGACGACTCGGCCCAACAGCGATCCGGGAGTCAGCTACTACGCCTGGCTCGGGGTCCGGTTCCAGACCAACGAGGATGGCATCGGCGATCCGTCCGAGGGTGGAATCGACGACTCGCCGTTCGGAAATCCCGGAAACCCGCCAGGTAACTCTCCGGAGTCACCGCAGGAAAACCCCACTGCTCAAGATCATGTACTGCCTGTACCGTCAGCACCTGTTAACGAAAGCTCTCCCTATACGCGAGGGGTTAACAATTCAGACGGTACAGACGGTACACGATCTTGGAACGGCCCTGAGAGCGATCAAGGAAATGAGGAAAGCATGATCGAAACCAACGACGACGGACCTCCGGCCAACCCCTTCGAGGATGAGGTGCCCGAGGTGCCCTCCCCCGTCACCGTGAGTGCACCCGAGCCCGAGGCTCCCCCCGTGGCGGCCGAGGCCGTTCAGGCTCCCGCCCCGTCCCCCGTCGACCCGCTCACGGAGTTCGACGCCACCGCCGGGCCGATCGGGTTCGACCTGGAGGGCGCCGACGCCGACAAGCTGTTCACCTACGGGCCCGGCTTCATCCGGATCGGTGGCCTGATCAACGCGAAGGGGGAGACCGCCACCGGGAAGGACATCGGCGCTCTCGTGGCCAAGCTGAACGAAGCGGATGCCGTCTACGGGCACAACATCCTCGGCTTCGACGGCCTGGCGCTGGCGTACTACCACGGGCTGGACTGGGGCGCCTTCTGTGCCAAGGCCACCGACACGGACCCGCTGTCCCGGGCGGCCCATCCCCCGCGCAGCCGGGTCCACGGTTCGATCGACGATTACGACCTGAACCACGTGGCGGAGCGGTACGGGGTCGTCGGCAAGACCGACAACCTCGCCCGGCTGAAGAAGATTCACGGTGGCTACGACCAGATCCCCCTGGACGATCACGACTACCACGCCTACCTGGTGGGCGACGTGCAGGCGTCGCAGCACATCCGGAACGTCCTGCCGGAGAACGACTACACCCGGCGCGAGCACAAGATCCTCGCCATGATGGGCCGGATGACGCTGAACGGCTTCAAGGTGGACCGGGAGCTGCTTGAGCAGCGCTACACCGAGGGCCAGGAGCGCAAGGCGGCTGCCCTGGAGGAGCTGCACGATACGGCGGGCCTCCCGCTCGGCAAGATGGTCATGCGGGGCCGGGGCGCCGCCAAGCGCGAGGTGTTCGAGCCGTCCAAGTCGCCCCTGGCGACGACCGAGGGCAACGCCTGGGTGAAGAACCTCTGGCAGGAGCACGGCGTCACCCGGCCCCCGCGTACCGAGCAGGGCCACCTCTCGACCAAGGCCGAGGAGATGCGGAAGATCGCCTCGCACCCGAAGTGCCCGCCCGAGCTGGCGCACCTGCTCAGCCTGATGGAGATCGTGACGACCACCCGGACCGTCTACCAGACGGCCAAGACGTACCTGAGCGACGACGGCCGGGTGCATCCGGTGGTGAGCATGCGGCAGGCGTCGGGCCGGGCCAGCGTGACCAAGCCCGGCATGACCGTCTACGGCAAGCACGCCGGGAAGCACGTGGAGCGGGCGATCTTCATTCCGGACGACGGCCACGTGCTGATCACCTGCGACGCGAGCCAGGTCGACATGCGGGCCATCGCCGGTCACTGCCAGGACCCGGCCTACATGGCGCTCTTCGAGCCTGGACGCGACGCTCACCAGGAGATCGCCGACCTGCTGGGGATCAGCCGTCAGGACGCCAAGGCCCGGGGCCACGGCTGGAACTACGGCCTCGGGGCCAACGCGATGATCCGGGACGGTGCGGACCCGGAGATCGTCTACGCGTTCGTCAACGGGATGAAGGAGCGCTTCCCCCGGCTGATCGAGTGGCGGGAGGAGGTGCGCGAGCGGGGTGGGCGCGGCGAGCTGCTGGACAACGGGTTCGGTCGGCTGATGCGGTGCGACCCGAAGCAGGCGTACACCGTGGCCCCGGCGCTCATGGGCCAGGGTGGTGCGAGGGACCTGGTCTGCGACGCGCTGCTCCGGCTGCCCGAGGCGTACTGGCCGTACCTGCGGACGTTCGTCCACGACGAGATCGTGATGAGTGTCCCGGAGGAGCAGGCCGAGGAGATCAAGACGGTGGTCAAGGCGGCGTTCACCACGACCTGGCAGAACGTGCCGATCCTGGCGGACACGACCGGTCCGGCCCGGGACTGGGGGGAGGCGTCGGCCAAGTGATCAACTTCAGCCCGGACAAGCGGGACGTGGCCTGCACCACCAAGCGCTACTACCGCTCCAAGAGCCAGGCCAAGAAGTCGCTGAAGGCCCTGCACCGGCAGGGCCGCCGGGCGCTCGTGATCTACGACTGCTGGCACTGCGACGGCTTCCACATCGGCAACCCTCCGGGGCAGCAGACCTACCGCCGCCCCGGTAACCCCTACGGACGACTGCGGGAGAAATGACCATGAAGGCACCCGGATACACGATGGCCGAGGTGGCGGCGGGGTTCGCCCGCCTCGCCTCGGACCTGCGGAAGTCGGGCAGCGCGTTCGGTGAACTGGCACGGCGGGCGGCCGACGTCGATTGCTACTACGAGCAGGCTCGGATCGCCGGTCTCACCCGGGACCAGGCCGAGAAGATCCTGAAGGAGGAGCGCACCCAGCCGGGGCGGACGTTCAACGAGATCATGACCCATGCGTGCCGCAGGCTGATGGAGGGGCCGATGGACTCCGAGTTCGAGCGGGCGGTGCAGGCGGTCGTGAGGGCCAGCGGTGCCCCGGCATCCGTCGTGCGGCACGCGCTGATCACCGTTGGTCTGTACCGCAAATACGAGGAAGGAAAAGATAAATGATCAAAGCATCGCACGTCGTGAGCTGCGCTCATGAGCGGGCGGTACCCGAGGTAGTCGACAGGCAGGCGGCGCCCGGCGCAGAAACCTCGCCCACCGGGGGGATGATTCACCGGACGGTGTGTCCCGGCTGCGGGGTGTGGGCCGCCTCGGTCCACGGGCCCGTCCGGCTGCTCCCCGCAGTGATCATCGACCAGCAGGAAGAGATCTTCGAATGATCGAGTACAAGAGCACCAAAGAAGTTCCGCTGAGCGAGCTGGCGCCCTTCCCGGGCAACGCCCGGCGCGGTGACGTGGACGCCATCGCTGAGTCGATCACCGAGAATGGGCAGTACCGCTCGCTGATCGTCCGGCAGTCGACCGAGGGCGCGCTGGTCGTGCTCGCCGGGAACCACACGATGGCGGCCCTGGCGCAGCTCGGCCGCAAGACGGCGCGCGTGGAGATCATCGCCTGCGACGACAACACCGCGAAAAAGATCAATCTCGTGGACAACAAGCTGCCGGACTCCGGTGGCTACGACGACGCCGCGCTGGCGGCGCTGCTCGGCTCGCTCGACGATCTGGACGGCACCGGCTACACCCCGGATGACCTCGACGACCTGCTCGCCCTGACCAACCAGGTGCCAGAGATGCCCGAGCAGCCGACCGGCGCCCGCTACGCGGAGTCGCCCGAGGAGGAGCAGGCGCGCCGGGAGCGCGTCGAAGGGTACGAGCCGCGCCACGGCGGGGAGTTCACCGAACTCATCCTCGTGATGTCGCTCGCCGACCGGCAGGAGGCAGCCGCCCTGATCGCGCAGATCCGGGAGCGTGACGGCGACGACCTCACCGCCGGGCAGACGGTGCTGTACGCCCTGCGCGTGCACGCCGCAGATCCCAAGGAGGACGACGATGAGTGAGCCGAAGAAGACCCCCGACACGGCGCCCGGCAAGGACGCCGACAAGGCGCAGCACGCGACCGGCGCCGAGGTCGAACACGCCACGCACAGCGAAGACCTCCCCCGCCTCGGCGTGGAGGGAGAGCAGGGCGGCACCGCACGGGCGACGTGCGAGTGCGGGTGGTCGTACGACGTGCGATACCTGCGTGACCGTTTCCGTGAGGACGCTCTCCGGGAGGTCCGCTCGGCCGGTCGCCAGCACACGGTCGGAGCTTCACAGTGAGGAAAGACGAGACGCCCCGCTGCGCCCGGTGCGGGCTGGTGCACAGCCTTGAGCACTGGCTGAGCGAGACCTGCCCGCACGCGCGCCCCGCCGACCGGCGCGAGTCGGCCGACTCCGACAACCCCTCGATCGTGCGGGGCACCGAGTGACGACCTCCACCCTCACCCTCGCGCCGGACATGGACCTGCGACGGCCCGAGTACCGGCGCGAGGTGTTCCTCCGGTTCTACCTGCACGCCCTTGAGCACCGCAGCCACCCAGGCGCGGTGTACTACCTGCTCCCGTGGCTGGCGGACTACTTCCGCTGGACCGATGAGCAGAAGCTCTGGTTCGCGTTCCTCAACGGCAACACCCAGCACCCGATCACCTCGCTGCTGCTGATGGAGCAGTGCCCCGGCGGGCCGACGTCGGACGTGGAGCCGATGCTGCGGTTCTTCGACGCGCAGTGGGCGCGCCTGCCGTTCGACACCGACCGCCGCCACTGGAAGGCGAAGTTCCCCACGGCTGTGCGCGCCTATCGCACGCTCGTGCAGTCCAACGGCACGCAGGCTTCGCTGTGGCGCCGGGCCGAGGCCGGTGGCTGGACCCGTGTGTGGGCGCAGGCCCGAGGCATGTACGGGTTCGGCCGCCTGTCGGCGTTCAGCTACCTGGAGTACCTGCGGATCTTCGGGTACGGCGCGCCCTGCGGGGATCTGATGCTCGGGGACCGGGACGGCTCCCGCTCCCACCGCACCGGACTGGAGATCGTGGCGGGCGCCGACGTGCGCACCGCGCTCGCCGACAAGAGCGCGCCCCGGCCCGAACGGTTGGGCATGCTGCGCGCCTTCGCCGACGACCTGCTCACCGAGGCGGCCGACCGCAGCGACGGTCACGCGGACGCCGGGTACTTCACGCTGGAGTCGGCGCTGTGCACGTACAAGTCCTGGCACAAGCCCAACCGCCGGTACCCGGGCGTGTACAACGACATGCTCTACAACCGCATCCAGCGGGCCGAGGCCGACTGGCCGGACAGCCCGGTCGGCTCCCTGTTCTGGCACGCACGGGCGCAGAGCCTGCCGCCGTACCTCCGGCTGGAGGCGTCGCCGTACGACCCCGGCCTCTGCCCGGACAAGCAGAACCACTACCGCCGTACCGGGCAGGTCGTCGTCCTCGGCCACGAGGACCCCGAGCTGTGGAGCGGCTTCGACCAGGCGGTGGCCGATGGTGTGTTCGGCGTGCGCGCCGACGCGAGGAGGCTCGTGCTGTGAGCACCGGGACGATCTTCCACGAGCTGCTTGCTCCCGGCCTGCCGTGGGCGCAGGCGCTGGACACCCTCACGCCCGTGGATCAGGCAGAGGGCGGTCTGTTCTACAAGCGGGAGGACACGTTCGCGCCGCTCGGCTACGGCGGCATCAACGGCTCCAAGCTGCGCCAGCTCGTCCACCTCGTGGAGTCGGCGCGCTACGACAACCGGCGGGGCATCATCACCGCCGCCTCGGTCCACTCCCCGCAGGTCTCCATGGCAGCTCTTGTCGGGCGGCACTACCAGATCCCGGTCACGGTGGTGCTCGGTGCGACCCGGCCGTCCACCGCCCGCCGCCACGAGAACGTCCGCATCGCTCAGCGGGCCGGAGCGCGGTTCGCCTACACACCGGTGGGGTTCAACCCAGCCCTCCAGCGTGCGTGCTCCGAGCTGGCGGAGACCGCGCCCTACACCGGCTTCTACCGGCTGCACTACGGCATCACCACTGCACCCGATGCCACGCCCTACACGGTCGCCGCGTTCCACCTCGTGGGGGCGCAGCAGGCGCTCAACATCCCGGGAGGTGTGCGCACGCTCGTGCTGCCGTTCGGCTCGGGCAACTCGGCCTGCTCGGTGCTGACCGGCATCGCCCGCTACGGCGCCGCCTCGCTGAGCCGGGTGGTCCTCGTCGGCATCGGGCCGACCCGGGTGGAGTGGCTGGACAAGCGGCTCCGGGTGATCGAGGAGGCGACGGGGCTCGACATCCGGAGCCTGTTCACCTGGCGCACGCACGACGGCCCGGCTGCGCCCCGCAGCTCGGGCCCGGTGCTGCTCGATCACTACGACCTGCACTCCACGGGCTACGTCAAGTACGCCGACCGGCGCCCGTACCGCGCCGACGGAATCGACTTCCACCCGACCTACGAGGGAAAGGTCCGTACGTGGCTCGATGACGTGCAGCCCTACTGGTGGCGTCCGTCCGATGGCGCCACCCTGTTCTGGATCGTGGGCAGCGAGCCCACCGAGAAGGCGATGGAGAACTCACTGTGACGTACCACCTCGTGTACCTGGTCGGCCCGCCCGGTGTCGGCAAGTCCTCGGTCATGGCGGCGCTCACCGCCGATTGCGACCGGCTCGCCGCCCTCGGCCCCGTGCCGCACGACGTGCTCGTCCGGCCGAACGAGGACCCGGACTCCGACGCCAACATCGACGTCGCCGTGGAGATCGGCCGACGGCGCGACGCCTTCAGCGGCACCGATGCTCTCGGCATGTCGATCCAGCCCCGGGCTGTCGAGTGGATCGTCACCCGGCCGCACCGCCTCGTACTGGCCGAGGGCGCCCGGCTGGCGACGGCGGGCTTCCTCCACGCGGCACGGGCGGCCGGGTACACCGTGCACCTGATCCACCTGGACGGCCAGCCGACCACGCTCGATGCCCGCCGGGCGGAGCGCGACTCCCACCAGGCACCGAGCTGGGTGCGCGGTGCGACGACCCGGGCGCAGCGCATCATGGACCGCATGGCGGTCGACGCCAACCTGACCTGGATGCACACGGACAACCTGCCTCCGGCGGAGATCGCCTCGATCCTGCGGGACAATGTCCCTGGACTGGAGGTTCTGCGATGATCGATCTTCGCCTGCGGGCCCGGGTGCCCGAGTCCGAGCTGCTGCCCAAGGTCGGCAAGATCCTCGGTGACGAGGACTACAACCTGCTGCTGACCGGGCCCGCCCGGGTGCGCATGCCCGACAACCGGCCGCTCGCCGTGTACCTGCCGGGCGTGCTGACGGGGGAGTTCGACAAGCCCGGGGTCTACGACATCCTGCACTCCCTCCAGGTTCTCCAGACCAACAACCGTGGCCTGGCCAGCGGGACCAAGCGCTTCGTCACCACCCACGGGGCCGAGGCCGCACAGGAGCGGGGCCACCGGGGCCGCACCTACTCCCGCAAGGTCGCCTCCACCCTCATCGGTGCGGTCGACCCGTCCGGGCAGCAGCGCATGTGCCGCCTCACCTCGTGGACCGGCCGCCACCTGCCGCAGTGGGAACAGCTCGTGCCCCTGCTTCAGGCGGTCGCCCGCGAGCAGCGTGAGTTCGTCCCCGAGCGTGCCGCCGCGCAGCAGTCGGCGGCCGACGCCTCGCACCCGGCGTGGGTCGTGCCGGGCACGCCGTTCAGCACCGTCACCGTCAACAACACGTACCCGACCGGGGTCCACACCGACAAGGGCGACCTCGACGCCGGGTTCAGCACGATCGCCTGCCTGCGCCGGGGCTCGTACACCGGGGGACGGCTGGTCTTCCCCGAGTACCGGGTGGCCGTCGACCTGGCGCACGGCGACCTGCTGCTGATGGACGCGCACCAGTACCACGGCAACACCGCGCTGGTCTGCGCGTGCGGCCGGGAGCCCAACAACTACTGCCGCGAGTGCGGAGCCGAACGTATCTCGGTGGTCAGCTACTTCCGGACGAAGGTCCAGGATTGCGGCTCCCCGGAAGACGAACTGCACCGTGCAACCCCTGCCCGTGGATGATCGTTAGTCGCAAAGGAACTCGTTAGCCATGGCAGCTTCCGATAAGCACCAGTTCGACGTCGAAGAGCGCCGCAAGCAGGCGGTCGCCCTGCGCCTCGCCGGGGTCACCCCCTCGGCCATCTTCGACCAGCTCAAGCACCTTGGGTACAGCTCGCCGGACCACGTGAGCGTGGACATCCAGCGGGCCCGGGAGCGCAGCCGCAAGCAGCTCGACTCCACGGTGGAGGAGCTGCGCGACCTCCAGTCCGACCGGCTGGAGCGGCTGCTCGCCGGTGTCTGGGGTAAGGCGCTCAAGGGCGACACCAAGGCCACCGACAGCGCCATGCGGCTGATCACCCAGATCTGCAAGCTCCGTGGCCTGGAGCCGCCGACCCAGGTCCAGCTCACCGCACGCATCGAGATGGAGTCGACCATCGTCGCGGAGACGCTGATCGCCGTGATCGACGGCCTCGGCCTGCCGCCCGAGACCCGTGTCCGGGCGATCGACATGGCGCAGCAGCGCATGCTCGCCATTGCCGAGGCCGGGGCGGACGAGGTGCCCGCGTGAACCTCTTCCTGCTCTGGGACCGGCTGCGAGCCGTCCTGCCCCACCGGTTCATGGCCATGCGGGGCCGGGTCGGCTGCGGTCTGTGCGGGGTGGCCGCCACGGTGCACCGCCGGGGCGTGCGCTGCGCCCTCGGCCTGCATGACGACGGCACCGACGTGCTCGGTGGATACTCGCCGACGTGCCTGCGTTGCGGGCGGCCCGTGTAGGTCTGTCAACCCTTAAGCCGCCCTGGATTTCCCCGTGCTCACCTGCGGAGAAGTCCAGGGCGGCTTTGCTGCGCCCCGCTTTCCTCAGATCGTCGCTTAGGCTCGCCGGGCACTCGGGGGAGTCGTCCACTTGCGGGAGATTCACGATGAGGAAAGTCCACGCCACCGCTGTTGCCGTAATTCTCGGTTCGGGGCTCGCGATATCGGCCGTCCCGGCCTATTCGGCTTCCGGCTCCACGTGGGATGCCGTCGCGCAATGCGAATCCGGCGGTAACTGGCATATCAATACCGGTAACGGCTATTACGGTGGCCTGCAATTCAGCCTCGGTACGTGGCGCAGCCACGGCGGTTCGGGCAACCCGGCCGCTGCGTCCCGGGGCACGCAGATCGCCGTGGCGGAGCGGGTGCTCGCCGACCAGGGTCCGGGTGCGTGGCCGGTGTGCGGTCCGAGGGCCGGGCTCAGCCGGGGCGGCGCCTCATACACCCCCACGCACCGCGCGCCGTCGGTGTCCCGCCCGGCCGCCCACTCGCAGCGTCGCTCAGTGCCCGTCTCCCGGCCCGGGAGCTACACGGTGGTACCGGGCGACACCCTGAGCGGGATCGCCGCTCAGCGCACCAGCGAGCCGTGGCGTCGGCTGTACGAGCGGAACGTCTCGGTCGTCGGGTCGGACCCGGCGCTCATCTTCCCCGGGCAGGTGCTGCGCCTGGCTTGATCAGGTAGCCTCGCCTCGCGACCCCCACCGACGCACCCGGTGGGGGTCGTCCTTTGCCTCCTCTTGATCGGTCAGGCCGTACCCTGCCGGTAGTCGGATCAGCAGAGAGGGACATCCCGTGACCGTCACCACTCGTCGCTTCACCCGTACGGACCCGCGCCTCGGCCGCCATGTGCGCCACGACACCCGCTCGCACCGTTACGCCGTCGGCGTCCTGCCCAAGAGCGCCATCAAGAAGGTCCAGTGGACCCGGCGCATCCCGATCCTCGATCAGCTTCAGCTCGGCAAGTGCACCGCAGAGTCGTTCACCGGTGTGACCGGCACCGACAACGCGGCCGGGCAGGGGCAGACCTCGGTCACCCTGCCCACCACGGCGAAGACGCTCGGATTCCTGCCGGTGGGGCAGTCGCTCGCGCTGGACGACACGTTCAGCACGGCGTTCTACTCGATCGAGACCCGGGACGACGCCTACGACGGCCAGTACCCGCCCGACGACACCGGCTCCGACGCGCTGGGTGCCATGGCCGGAGCGAAGGCGCTCGGCCTCGTCACGCAGTACCAGCACGCCATGAGCTACGCCGCCGCCGTCTCGGCCATCCAGTCCGGTGCCCTGATGTGGGGCACCACCTTCTACAACTCGATGGAAGATCTCGACAAGAAGGGCTACTTCGTCGTCAACCCGAAGTCGGGCGTCGCCGGTGGCCACGAGATGGTCCTCACCGGGTACGACCCCGAGACGGACGAGTGGACCGGCGACAACTCCTGGAACGAGTCGTGGGGTCCGCTGGATGGCTCGTTCAAGATCACGGGGAAGAACCTCACCCTGCTGCTCAAGGACGACGGCGACGTCACGCTGCCGGTGTTCTCGTTCGCGCCGATCGTGCCCGTGCCGCCGACCCCGCCGACGCCGACTCCCCCGGCGCCCGCCACGGTCGACGACGCTGCGCTGTGGTCCGCCGCGCAGTCGTGGGCGGCCGGTAAGGGCTTCGCCGTATGATCGTGCGGCCTCTCGTGTGGGCGTCCGTGGCGGTGCTGTCGGTGTGGCTGATGATCGTTATCGCCATCGACAGCGCCACGGACGCCCTCCGGCGTCATCGGGCGCAGCGTATAGGTATACGGTAACTATCCGTTGTTTTGGGAGAAGTTACTATTACGTACCGTAGGAAAGTCCGGAGGTTGCCGTCTCCGGAGCGAACTCGAACCTGGTGGCACAACTGGTCCAGCCCGTTCTGCGGGGAATAGTGGCTGGTCAGCGCATGATCAGTACGAGCGGGTAACATACAGTCTCCCGCTGGCGCTCCCGGTGCGTATAGGTATACTCAAGCCGGTTGAGTGAAAGGAACTGATCATGACAGAGAAGACCGCTCCGACCGGCACCGCCGGGCCCACCGCCCCTTACACCGACACCCGGATGATCAAGATCGGCGTTGGGGAGGGCGCCATGGAGTTCCACGGCTACAGCGTGACCGAGGTCAAGAACTTCATGACCTTCCTCGCCGGTCTCCAGAGCAACGCCGATGCGATGGTGGGCACCTTCGCCCCAAGGCCCGGTGATCTCCAGTGACTCCGACGATCTGCGCGTCCGCACCGGTGCGCCTCGGCTGCGACCGGGTGCCCGTGCTCGGCACCGACTTTGTGCTGGCGCTGCTGCGCTCGATGGCTGCCGTGGCCGCCACCGCCGCCGACGCGCCCGCCTTCGCCGAGGCGATCACGATCGAGGCGGACGCTCTCCAGCTCCGGGTCACCGAGTGCATCGACGCTGCGGCACACTGACCCCATGACCACCGATGCGCAGGAGATCGCGCGCCTCGCCGCGCAGCAGCTCCGCCTGTTCGGCGAACAGGCGGGGCGCTGGGCTCCCCTGCCGCACCAGATCCCGCCACCGACCGGGACGTTCTACGGCTGGCTGCTGATGGCGGGCCGAGGCGCCGGTAAGACCGACACCTGCGCCAAGTACATGGCCGACCACGTCAAGGGCCCGGCCTGCCTCAAGGGTCCGACCCCGCACTGGATGGGCATCATTGCTCCGACTCTCGGTGACGCCGCGACGTCGTGCTTCTCCGGCCCCTCGGGTATCAGCGCGCACGACCCCTCGGCCAAGATGGTCAACACCATCGGTGGCACGATCATCCGCTGGCCCAACGGCAGCGAGGCGAAGCTATTCGGCGCCAACACCGAGGAGGACACCCAGCGTCTCCGGTCCGGTGGTAACCGGTGCCTCCAGTGGCTGGAGGAGCTGGCCGCCTGGCGCTACCTGGACATGGCGTGGGCGCAGATGCGGTTCGGCCTGCGGTCCGGTCCGCACCCGCACTGGATCGGGTCCACCACCCCCAAGCCACGCCAGTTGATCAAGCGGCTGGACCGGGGCGACATCGCCCGGGTGGTCGTGTCCCGCGCCTCCATGTACGACAACCCCCACCTGCCGCAGGAGATCCGCGACGCGCTGGAGGACGAGTACGGCGGCACCCAGCTCGGCCGACAGGAACTGCTCGGCCAGCTCATGGACGAGGACGAGAACGCCCTCTGGAAGCACCGCACGATCGATGCCGCCCGGGTGCTCAAGGCCGACCTCCCCGAGCTGGGCCGCATCTCCGTCGGCGTCGACCCGTCCGGTGGTGCCGGTGAGCAGGGCATCGTCGTCGCCGCCCGGTCCAAGCTCATCCTCCCGCCCACCGTCATGCCCGAGGAGGAGGGCATCGTCATCCCCGCCTCGGCCCGCCCGCAGAAGCACGGTTACGTGCTGTCCGACCGCACGGTGCACCGGTCGCCCGATGGCTGGGGAAAGGCGGCCATCGCCGCCGCCGTCGACTGGGAGGCGGACGAGATCTTCGTGGAGACGAACTACGGCGGCGCCATGTGCGTGTCCGTGTTGCGGACGGCAGCCGAGGCCGCTGGCGTCAACATCCCGATCAAGATCGTGACCGCGACCCGGGGTAAGAAGATCCGTGCCGAACCCGTGAGCGCCCTCACCGCGCAGGGCCGCTGGCACCACGCCGGAACCTTCGAGGCTCTGGAGGACCAGATGTGCACCTGGCACGAAGATCTCGGCTGGTCACCGGACCGGCTGGACGCCGCCGTGTGGAACGGCTGGGGGCTGCGCCTGGCGCACCTGATGGCCGGGGGACAGGGCTCTATGGGTGGTTCGGCCATGTCGCAGAAGATCACCCCCGGGCGCTGAGACAGCATTCGGCCCCCGCAGGGGGTACCTTCTTTCCGTAGGTCAACTCAGCTAAAGAGAGGTACCCCCATGGGCAAGATCTTCGGGCGCGACCAGGTTGCGATCCTCGCAACCGTCGCCGCTGTGTTCCAGGTGGTGACCGGGTACGGCTTCGACGTCAGTGGCCACGTCCAGGGCATCGTCACCGCCGTCGTCGTGTTCGTCTTCGCCGTGGCGAACGCCGTCCACGTCCATGACGGGATCATCGCTCTCGTGGTCGGCGTCATGAACGCCCTGTTCGCGCTCTTCGCCGCGTTCAACCTGGACTGGACCGCCGGTCACCAGGCCGTGCTGATCTCCGCCGTCACCGCGCTGCTCGGCCTCTTCGTGCGGCAGGTCGTGGTCTCGCCGGTCCCGGCCTCGGTCTCCCCCGCCGGGAAGCTCGTCGAGTGAACCGGCTCCGGCGCCTCGGCCGGGCGCTGCTGCGCACCGGCCGGGCGCGTACCCCGCTCGACAACATCCAAGATGGCGCCGCCTACATCCGGCGCACGTACGGCGACCAGGACATCTCCGATCAGTACCACCGGGGATGGGTCGCCCGGTGAAGCGTCGTCTCTGGCCCCGACGTCGGCCTCCCGTCAGCCTCCTCAAGAAGGCCGAGGACGGGGGTCCGATGTTCCGGGGCGTCTACGACCAGCACGGAAACCTGAAGAAGATCATAAGGAACTGGAGAACCTGATATGCCCGTATGGCTGCTCGCCGTGCTGATGAGCGT